GCTAAAGGTGCTAAAGGATCTCAAGGTGCAACAGGTTCTCAAGGTGCAACAGGTTCTCAAGGTGCAACAGGTTCTCAAGGTGCAACAGGTTCTCAAGGTGCAACAGGTTCTCAAGGTGCAACAGGTTCTCAAGGTGCTACAGGTTCTCAAGGTGCAACAGGTTCTCAAGGTGCAACAGGTTCTCAAGGTGCTACAGGTTCTCAAGGTGCTACTGGTTCTCAAGGTGCAACAGGTTCTCAAGGTGCAACAGGTTCTCAAGGTGCTACTGGAACACAGGGTGCTACTGGAACACAGGGAGCTACAGGATCTCAAGGTGCTACTGGTTCTCAAGGTGCAACAGGATCTCAAGGTGCAACAGGATCTCAAGGAGCTACTGGAACACAGGGAGCTACTGGAACACAGGGAGCTACTGGAACACAGGGAGCTACTGGAACACAGGGAGCTACTGGAACACAGGGAGCTACTGGAACACGGGGAGCTACTGGAACACATGGAGTTACAGGAACACAAGGCGCTACAGGAACACAAGGAGCAACTGGAACACAGGGAGCAACAGGATCTCAAGGTGCAACAGGATCTCAAGGTGCAACAGGATCTCAAGGTGTAACTGGATCTCAAGGAGCTACTGGAACACAAGGCGCTACAGGAACACAAGGCGCTACAGGAACACAAGGAACAACAGGTTCTCAAGGTGCAACGGGATCTCAAGGAACAACAGGATCTCAAGGTGCAACGGGAACACAAGGAACAACAGGATCTCAAGGTGCAACGGGATCTCAAGGTGCAACAGGATCTCAAGGTGCAACGGGAACACAAGGAACAACAGGATCTCAAGGTACAACGGGATCTCAAGGTGCAACAGGATCTCATGGTGCAACAGGATCTCATGGTGCAACAGGATCTCAAGGTGCAACGGGAACACAAGGTGCTACAGGAACACAAGGAGCAACTGGAACACAGGGTGCTACTGGAACACAGGGTGCTACTGGAACTCAAGGTGCAACGGGAACACAAGGTGCAACGGGAACACAAGGCGCCACAGGAACACAAGGAACTACTGGTTCTCAAGGTGCTACTGGAACACAGGGTGCTACTGGAACTCAAGGAGCAACAGGAACACAAGGAGCAACAGGAACACAAGGAGCAACAGGAACACAGGGTGCTACTGGAACACAGGGTGCTACTGGAACACAAGGAACTACTGGTTCTCAAGGTGCTACTGGAACACAAGGCAATACAGGAACACAAGGCGCTACTGGATCACAAGGAGCAATAATATTTAATAAAGAATTTTGCGTTAATCAACCAGTATATGGTGTAACTCAAAAAAAGAACACTATAAATTATAGTAAAACATTGACAACATATATTAAAAAAAACAATATAAATGTAGAAATTGATAATTCAATAAATACTCTGCAACAATATACATTTGGTCCGACAATTCCAAATCGTTGGGTTGCGGTGGGTGGCGGCACCAATACTATTGCTTATTCAAGTAATGGTATTAATTGGAGTGGATTAGGAAGTAATATATTTAATATTCAAGGAAATGGAGTTGCTTGGAATGGAACAATGTGGGTTGCGGTGGGTGGCGGCACCAATACAATTGCTTATTCATATGATGGTATTAATTGGACTGGATTAGGCAATAATATTTTTTCAACAGGAAGAGGAGTAGATTGGAATGGAACGATGTGGGTTGCCGTAGGTATGGGTACACAAAATACAATTGCTTATTCATATGATGGTATAAATTGGATAGGATCAGTTAGTGTTTTTTCACTTGAAGAATTTGGAGGATTTGGAGTTGCTTGGAATGGAACAATGTGGGTTGCTGTGGGAAACCAGTCAGCAACATATAATAATTCAATTGCTTATTCATATAATGGAATAAATTGGACTGGAGCACCAAACAGTACGTCTATTATTTCAACAAGGGGAAGAGGAGTTGCTTGGAATGGAACAATGTGGGTTGCGGTGGGTCAAGGAACAAATACAATTGCTTATTCATATAATGGAATTAATTGGACTGGAGCAAATAATCCGTCGGCTATATTTTTAAGTACCGGTCTCAGTGTTGCTTGGAATGGAACAATGTGGGTTGCTGTGGGTCAAGGATCAAATACTATTGCTTATTCGTATAATGGTATTCATTGGTCTGTAGTATTAAACAGTACGACGTCTATTTTTTCAAACGCCGGATTAGGAGTTGCTTGGAATGGAACAATGTGGATTGCTACGGGTCAAGGCACAACCAATACAATTGCTTATTCGTATAATGGTATTAATTGGGTTGGATCAGGAACAAGTATTTTTTCAAGTAATGGTCAAGCAGTTGCTTGGAATGAAAGACGTCAACATACTATAACATTTCCATCCAATTTAACAGTTGCTGTTGGATATGGAACTGGAACAAGTAATAATACTATAGCTTATTCAATTAACGGTATAACTTGGTCAGGATTGGGAACAAGTATTTTTTCTTTAGCAGGATATGGAGTAGCGTGGAATGGAACCACGTGGGTTGCTGTAGGTGAAGGCACAAATACTATTGCTTACTCAAGTAACGGAATTAATTGGTATGGATCAGGAACAAATATTTTTTTAACCGGATATGGTGTTGCTTGGAATGGAACAATGTGGGTTGCCGTAGGTACGAGTACAACAAATCCTATTGCTTATTCATATGATGGTATTATTTGGACCGGATTAGGAACAAGTATTTTTTCAACAGGAAGAGGAGTTGCTTGGAATGGAACAATGTGGGTTGCGGTGGGTCAAGGTTCAAATACAATTGCTTATTCATATGACGGTATATATTGGTCAGGATTAGGTAAAAGTATTTTTTCAACTTACGGATATGGATTTGGAGTTGCCTGGAATGGAACAATGTGGATTGCAGTAGGTAATAAATCAAATACTGGTGATACTTCAAATACTATTGCTTATTCATATGATGGTATTAATTGGTCAGGATTAGGAACAAGTATTTTTTCAACTGCGGGAAGAGGAATTGCTTGGAATGGAACAATGTGGGTTGCGGTGGGTCAAGGATTAGATACAATTGCTTATTCATATAATGGAATTAATTGGACTAGAATACAAAATAGTAATACTTTGTTAATCCAAGGGTTTGGAGTTACTTGGAATGGAAATGTATGGGTTGCGGTAGGTAATAATAATAATAATAAAATAGTTTATTCAAGCGATGGAATAACGTGGTCTAATATACAAGTTACAAACATTTTAAATATTGGATACGGTGTAGCGTGGAACTCGAATATAGGGTCTGTATATATTCAACAACCAACTATTGCTGTAGGTGAAGGAAGAAACAGTATTGCTTATTCGTACGACGGTATTAATTGGAGAGGATCAGGATCAACTATTTTTACAACAAGAGGACGTGGATTAGCGTGGAACGGGTTAATGTGGGTTGCTGTAGGCGAAGGAACAAATACAATTGCCTATTCGTATGATGGTATTTTATGGACAGGATTAGGAACAAGCATTTTTTCAACTGGTGGTCAAGGAGTTGCATGGAATGGTTCTTTATGGGTTGCGGTCGGTTCAGGAACAAATACTATTGTTTATTCATATGATGGTATTATTTGGAGAGGAGGTGAAAGTTCTCCTTTTTCTATTGGATATGGAGTAGCGTGGAATGGACTAATATGGGTTGCGGTTGGACAAGGAACAACTCACCGCATTGCTTGGTCGAATAATGGTATTACTTGGACAGGAGTAAACTCTCCTTTTTCGGTTGTAGGAAGGGGCGTTGTATGGAACGGGTCAAGATTTGTTGCTGTAGGTCAAGGTACAAATACAACAAATAGTATTATTTATTCAACTGATGGAATATCTTGGACATCTGTTAGCACAACTATTTTTTCATCTTTGGGATATGGTGTATCGTGGAATGGTATAATATTGGTTGCGGTAGGTCAAGGTGGTAATACTGTTGCTTATTCGACTGATGGAATTTATTGGACAGGATTAGGATTAATAAGTCCCACAACTCCTTTTACATTAATTGGATATGGAGTAACTTGGAATGGTATAAGATGGGTTGCTGTAGGTCAAGGAACAAATACTATTGCTTATTCGACCGATGGTATTACGTGGTACTCTTCGATAAATGGTAATACTATTTTTACAACGACAGGATATGGAGTAGCAAGTAATTCAAATGTGGGTGCAACAATCGTCGACAGTGCTATTACATTAAATTCAAATATTTATCCGCAAACAAATAAATTAGATATTGTTAGTGATAATTATTATAACAGCGGTTATACAAATTTTTCAGTTAATATATTAAGCACTGAAAAATAATAAATATAAATTATAACTTTTATGTCTTTGTTGTATCCATTAATTTTGTAAATTCTAACACAAATGAATAATCGTTTGTGTTGATATTAACTAAATTTCCTAGTGGATCTAATAATTTTATTCCTATTTTTTTTATATTAACAGGAGTGAAATAGTGTCTTAACTTTGGAATATAATCAGAACCATTATCAAATGTTGTTGTAAACTGAGGAGATCTTATTGTGACAACAGCTAAAATATTTTCATTAAGAATACTTTGATTTGGTAAAACACCGTAATTATGGTTTAAATAACTATTATTATAGTCATCTACTGAAAAATATACGTAATCAAGTGATGTTTTGTTAAAAGCGCTTTCACTTGTATAACTTTTTAAACCTTCATATTTTATTAATCTATAACCAATTTGATATCCGAGCGTATTTGAAATAGTGATTTCTGACACTTTACCTTTAACGTCTAAATCATTAAAACGATAATTGAATGTGTCTGATAAATTGCCAATTTTTGATTTACATATAGTTTGCGGATCGTTTGGAATAACAGGTATTAGTGAACTTGAAGTTGGTGTAGCTGATTTTGGACTAGGAAATGTATATAAATCTGTATATGGATTATGAGACATTAATATTTCAAATTTTAAAGTGTACAATGCGTTTGGATCTTGTGATACAAAAATATTACCAGTCATCATTTGAAACAACCCGGTTTCTTGAATATATCCTGCCGGTATTGTTGTTGATGGTACAGTTGGCGGTGGTGGAGGATTAAAACTAAATGCATAATAACTACTGCTCACAGAAAATGGATTATAACTTATAGCATCATCATATGTATTATGGTTAGACCATTCTTCAATATTTGTATAAATAGTAAAATCTTCATAAAACCCAGCACTTGGTATCATTCTACCCCAATTTGTTTGAATTAACTCAAATCGTTTGTCAGAATATATTTTTAAAGAATATATATGATTTCTTGTTGTATTTGTGTTTCCTAAATTGTTTGAATAAAATGTTGGAAATGGCGCTACTTGTACATTTAATAAGTTTGCAGTAAATAATGCTGTGTGTCTATAATAATATTGACCGTCAATTCCTAAAGGGGTATAATCAACTGAATAAACTGGTGTTGGTACTCCACTTACATCTATTGTTGTTAGTGTTAACGGAGCATAAAGTTCAGTTACTCCAAGAGTTAAAAATTTTATATCAAGTATTTGATTTAATGCCGCATCTAATATTAATGAACCTGTAATAAGTGAATTCAATGTAAAATAAATTTGGTCTAAACTTGTATATGCGGTATCAAAATAAATCTTTTTAACATTAAAAATACACTCTTTTAATGATACGTCAGAAATAGTAGTACTTGTGTTATAGTTAATAGTAAGTGTTAAATTATCATTTTGATCAATTAATTGTATACTAGAATTATATGTTTGATAAACAGTTAAATTTGTTGATGAAAGTTGATAACCCAATCCGCAATTGCCTAATTGAGTTGGATATTTTGTTATTGTTTCCATTGTAAAAGTATAAAAAGTATTTTTAATGGTAATAAAAAATGTATAAGGATCTATTGTGACAACAAATCTATAATTTGTCGGCAAAATAAAAGGGTTGATAACTTGCTCGTTTATGCATTTTTCAAGAATTGCTGGAAACGTAGTTTCGCTATAATTCCCCTCAGGAATTACAACTAATGCTGAAAAATTTGTTATATCTTCCTTTATGTATATTTGTGTAGTAAATTTAGCATTTGAAAATGCTAACATAACATTAGGAATTTGAATACTTAATAATGATAACTTTAATACATTATTTATTGGAGTTGGAAGTTGAAAAATACATTGTTGTGGAATGCTGTTTAAAAAATCATTGCGATATCTAGTATTAAATACATAATTTTCTGTTATTGTTTTTTCATTATACGAATTTATTGTTGATTTTTCAAGTTTTTGATATTGTAACGGATTATGATTAAAATTTTTTTTTGTTTTTATTATATTACCAATTTTTGTATCAATAATTTCAGATAAAATTTTGCTATAATTTATATAATTATCTTTATAATGTTTATCGTATTTATCGTCTTTATCATCATCTTTATCATAATCTTTATCATCATCTTTATTGTCTTCATATTTTATTTGTAATTTATCTTTTACATTATTTATAAAATAAATTAATTCTTCTTTATATTCATTTGTATAATCGTTGTTTACAATTTTTAACGTAAATTTTGAAATTTTAGAATTGAGTTCATCATTTGAATATATATTTTTTAATTTTAAAAACTTTTTTAATTCTGTTTGTGTATAATTATTTATATCTAAATCAATATTATCCATATTATGTATATATTACTTAGACTTTTTATATAACTTTTCAACATATTATTGTTTTTAAAAAAATATAAATTACATAAAGCAAGTTATATATTATAAAATAATTAAAATATATATTAAAGAAATTAATGTAGTAACACAAACAACTGTTATATATTTATTTGTTCCCTCATTATTTTTGTTTATTTCATTATGTAAATTATTTAAATTTTGTATTGACTTCATAGAGCGTATTTTTGAAATTAATTTTTCTTCTTGTATGGTTGCAAGTGTTGAACAATGTTTCACAATATTTGGTTTATATAAATTAATTTCTGGATCAATAAACCAACCCCATTCTTCATCTTTATTAACAATTCCAAACTTATTTAACAGTTTTATTGTTATAAATGATTGAAACATTCGTAATTCGTTAACTATATTTTTCATTTCGTATGACATTTCTGTAAAATATGATTGTAAATATTGTAAATATTGTAATTTATATTTATAAAAACTTATTTCAATTTTATTTTCATTATGGTGTTTTAGAAAAAGTATAAAATATTATATAAATTATTTATAATTTAAATACAATATGAACAATATAATTAATATGGAATGTCCTTATTGTAAAAGCAAAAATATTCGGCATTTAAAGGTTCATATAACAACTCCAACTGGTGCGAAAAAAAAACTATGTTTACAATGTGAAAGAACATTTATTATCTATGTTGAACAAAAAACATAATAATATATAATATTAATATGATACCAGAAGATTATACAATAGAACTGAATATTGAAGAATTGGAAAATAATAACTCAAAAAAAATACCTAATCAATTAATGAACAAAGATATTTTAAGTAAAATGGAAGAAGGCACAAATAGTACTTCAACTAACAAAAATATAGAAATAAAAAATCCATTGGAAGAACTAGAAAAATATATAAATTTAAGAACAAATAGCAATAATTTTGATTATGACTCTGAAGACGAAAATTTGCTTCATATGATGAATAATATAAAAATAAAAGATATGCCTCCTTTTAAAAAATTGGAATTCAAGGATGTTGAATATAAAATAAATCAGTCATATTATGATATAAATCATAAATATAGCAGTGCTTTAGATATATTGGCAAGTTATTTAAAAGGACATAAAATAATTTATATGGAAGCAAAATCTTATTGTGAAACGCATTTAAATTTTTATATGATGCCTGCTATATTATTTTCAACTAGTGCAACGGTATTATCATCATATGTAAGTGTATTTAAATGGGGACCTGTATTTATATCTGCCCTAAATGGAATTATTGCCTTTTTATTAGCAATAGTAAATTATCTAAAGTTAGACGCAGCATCAGAAGCTCATAAAATATCATCTCATCAATATGATAAATTACAAAGTAGAGTAGAATTTACGTCAGGTTCAGTATTGTTATTTAGATATAATGGATTACAAACAGAAGAATATGAATTGGAACAATTGAAAGAAAAACGTATTCATTTAGAAAAAGTATTTAAAGAAAAAAATTATACAGGCGATATAAGACATAGTGAAGAAGAACAATTTAATAACGAATTAGCGTTATTGGAAAAAAAACAAATTGAAAAAGAAATAAAAATAAGAGAAGCCACGACAGAAATCGAAAAAGAAATGAAACAAAAACTAGATGATGTTGAAAAAAAAATATCTGAAATAAAAGAAACAAATCAATTTATTATACCAAGAACGATTAGAATGAGATATCCTGTTATTTATAATACAAACATATTTTCAGTGATTAAACGAATTTCTGATCAAAGAAAAAAAGTGATTACAGATTTAACGAATGTTAAAAATGAAATAAGATATTTTTCCTATTTGAAATATATTTATGAAACGGATAGTACTTGTAATATAACAAATGAACATAAAATTAAAATCATAGCCAAAATTGTAATAAATTTATTTAAAAAGAAAAGACATTTGATGCGTGAAATTATTTTATTGAAATCGGCATTTTCAATAATAGATCAAATGTTTCATAAAGAAATAAGAGATGGAGAAACAAAAAGAAGTCGAATGATATATTATAGTATATTTGGAACAAAAAAGTCTACATTTAAAAACCCAGAAGAAATGAATGATTTTATAAAAAATTTAATGGATCCTTTTAATAATTCTGTAGCAAATGTTGCGCACGACTTTGATTCTTATTATGATGATTATTATGAATTATATGGTATTTCAAAGGATTCAAATAAAGAAATAAATATAAAAGACTTTAACTTCAAAGAAATGTTCAATCCTAATTTATTTTCACAAAAAAAAGACAAATCAATTAAAATATAACTAACATAAGTATTTAACATAATAACTATTATATTGTTAAATATTTTTTTCTCGCTTGACGGACTCGAACCATCGACCTAAGGAACTACAATCCTCCGCTCTACCAGCTGAGCTAAAACGAGTTGTAAAAGTATATAAACCTTTTACATTAAATATACTTAAATTGTCTTTAAGTTGTTTTTCACAATATATATTTATTAAATAAGTATTCTACAAATATATATTCTACAAATATATATTTAAATAGAATATTATACATTTTTATATCAAATGGACTTACATTTTTGGAAAACATTACCAACTCAAACGTGTTTAACTTTAAATCTTTATGAAAATAAAAAAAAAGAAAAAATATATTGTAAATATTTTCATTGCGCAGAAAATAAAGTATACTTGAGTTATAATTTGGAAAAAGAAGATTTTTATGATAATGAATGTGTTTATTGTTTTATATTTGATAATGAAAAGGTTATATTAAATATTGAAACCCATCATTTTTATCAAGGAACAGTACTAACATCTATAAAAATAAAAGGTATAAAAACAACAAATCAACCACCGTTACATTTTTCTTTTATTGATAAAAAATATATTAATATCATTAATAATCACTACAAAGATTTACATTTAGCACATGATTATTTAGATCAAGGTTGGAGTGATATTATCGATGGTAACGATTTAGAACATCTTGTAATAAATGATATTCCATTATTTTCTGTGAATGAAGAATATATCACTCTAATTGAAGGTGAAGATTTGTGGATAAACAACAATTGTCTTCCAAAATTAGAAGAATTATATGAAAAGTATAAATAAATCAACAATCAGTACAATAATCAATATTTTTTATTAACTCTTTCATTGTTTTATATTCGTTATCACATGATTCGCTATCTGTAAACAAAAATGTGATATGCCAATAATCGTCGTGCGGTGAACTAGACCATTCATTTGGTTCCTTAAATTCACCGCAAAACATTGTACCATAAAATTCATTTACTTTTATTTTATAATATGTTGACATATCTAAATAATCTGTATCTTTTTGTTCTAATATTTCTACGTCAAAATTATATATTTTATTTTTTATTTCATCTGTATGCGGATAAACATAACATTCATAACATTTTTCACAAAACTCTTCAAAATTATCAATTAATAATGTTTGATTACAATTATTACATTGATAATCAAATGGTGTTTCTAAATTAATATATTTCAACAAACAAACACGTGGATTAAATTTCCATCCACATTGAGTGCGTTCAATATGTTTATTTAGGTTTAATTTTGCTCTTTTTATTAATTCCATGGTGAGTTATATTTGTAAACACTCTATTTTTAAATCATAACAATAATTATTTTAATTGTTATGAATAAATAATATAATTATAATGATTTTGTGAATACTTGTTTTGGATGTATTTTATTACAATCTTTACACAAAGCAATAAGCAAAGAAAAATCCGCGCGAATTCCAAGATTGGAACACTTTGTTTGAAAATGTGCTAATCGTAATTGTAATTTTTTTGATTTTACACAACAAAAATCACAGTTTGTATTATAAACAAAACCATAATCATCTTTATCCCAGTTTGCGCAAATGCGTTTTTGCCCATTGTATGAACTTTTGTTTTTATGAACTATAGTGTAATTGTAACAATCATTACAATAATGATATTCGTATTTATCAATATTATTTTTTATTTCTTTTGTTTTATCACATAATTCAAATTGAGGTATAAATTTATATGAATCCGTTGGAGATCTAATAAATGAATCGCAAGCGTAACTATCACAAGAATGTATTACTGATGAATCCATTTTATAACAAAATATATCATTGTTCTTTAAGTTCTTTTACAATATATATTAATAAACCTATTTAAAGAAAAACAAACAATGTTTCTTTAAGTTGTTTTAATATATTATATTGTTCTCAACAATTTCAAATAAAAGTCGACGCCAAAAATGAAAATGGACATTTATAAATGTCCAAAATTGGAAAAGGCAAGGGGTCTTTCCGAAAAAACACGCAGAACCCACTTTGTGACGATAATGCTCTCATTTTCGATTTTTCGTTGTTTTTTTTGTGACGATAAATTTTTATATATATTATTAAAAAAACTTAGAAATAAAATAGGAAGCAACATTATGGCAACATTTAGCAACAAAAAAGGGAGCAAAACGAGCAAAAACGAGGACATAGAATTTAAGTGCGAAACATGTGCCTATATATGCTCTAAAAAATACAATTTAGACCGACATTATTTGTCAGCAAAACACCTTAAAGCAACAAATGGCAACAATTCAGCAACAAATTTGGGGCAAAACGAGCAAATATATTTATGTGCTTATTGCAGCAAACAATATAGTAATAGGTCCGGATTATGGAGACACAATAAAAAATGCTTTAAGGAGCCTAAAGAGTCAGACGATATTAAAGATAAAGACCTTATAATGGCTCTAATAAAAGATAATTCAGAACTTAAAAATCTTATTTTCAAAGTGATTGAAAAAGATCCAACTAACAATAACACGAATCATAGTCACAATACTAACAACTCTCATAACAAAACATTTAATCTCAGCGTTTATCTTAATGAGACGTGTAAAGATGCGATTGATATTAACGATTTTGTCAAATCTATTCAAGTTAAACTCGAAGACCTTGAATACACTGGTAGAGTTGGTTATGTAGATGGTGTTTCCAATATCATTATTAATAGTTTAAACTCTATGAATACACCTAAAAGACCTATTCACTGCACTGATGAAAAACGAGAAGTATTATATATCAAAAATGACGGCGAATGGATTAAAGAAACCGATGATAAACCTATACTAACAAATGCTATAAAAACAATCGCAAATGAAAATATCAAAGCAATTTCAGATTGGAGAAAAGAATATCCAGATTGTACTGATGCCAACTCGAAAAAAAACAATTTATATTTAAAGATTGTTAGTAACTCAATGTCAGGAATAACGAAAGAAGAATGCGATAAAAATTATAATAAAATTATCAGAAATATTGTTAAGAAAACTATTATTGATAAAGAGACTTGTTAACTACTGGGTCCTTTTAAAAATAAATCATCGTACACTTGTGCCTGTAATGCTGGAAGAATATTTTTACGCAACCTTTCTAATTGATCTTTCAATGTTGTATTTGTGCCGTCTGCCTTTAAAATAGCAGCGCCAGTATACCAATCCGGAGGAACAGTTGTTGTATTAGATGTATTACATGCGTTAGCAACATTATTAACATTTATACCTCCTCGAAGTATACCAGTTCCATTTTGAACAGCGTAAGGAAATGGTTTTTGAAATCCAACAGGATCTTGACATCTTCTTTGAATACGTAATGTGTAATCACTTGAGTCTTTTGGTCGATGTAATGTTTTTGTATAAGGAGCATTAGATTGCTGCATACACATTGTGTAACCACGAGCAGGTGTTGCGTTACAACCATTAGACCCGCAACGAACATAATAATCAACGTATAATTCTGGATTATTGACATCATAATTACAATAATTGGCTGCCGATTTATTTTGAATATACAGTCCTTGACTCGCCGTATCCGTTTGATTTCCGGTATAAACCGGTTGAACCCAATTATTAGGATATTGACCGGAATTAATCCATCTAAATCTTCTTGTCAACATTCCCTTTGTACTTAGGGTTGGCGGTTTAACAATCGCATTTTGAATTGCTACACCAGTTTGAACGGGCATAATATTTAACACAATATTATTAGGTCCATCCGGATATTTACCATTTTTACCTCCCCAACCTTTCGGATATTGACCACGATAAGGAGTTGCGCTTTTACTAAACTTCATATGTTGACCAACGGCACCAACATTTCTATATGGACCTGTTACTGAAAACCCAGCATTCGAAGCATTATAATAATTTCCGCCAACTTGACCGTTTGGACCTACCAAACTTGCGTTAAAAATGGCAGTTGGTAAGTTACCTTTTCTACCGAAAGGTCCCTGGTACATCCAATAATCAGTTGTTAGTTTACCTGAACGTTTTGTTGCGCTTGATGAAGAATTTATTGATTTTTTTTTGAATGTTGCTAATGACATATATCATAAATACAGATAATTAATTTTTACACTAATAATAATTTTCTATTATTTATATCATCATCCAAACATCTTTTCAAAAACCAATAGATTTTTGTATTATACAACGGTTGAATTATTTTATTTATTTCTTCTGTTGTTTTGATTTCGTTACCAACTAACAAATATTTATTCATCAATAAAAATATAACAAGTAACCCTAAACTATAATAACTACATTTATGATTTACTTTTGATGGCAAACTTGTTAGTTTAAATAATTCAGGATTTGAAAAATATGGTTTTTTTATTATAGAAGTGAAAATAATATTGTTGTTTTCCAACTCCAATAAATATTGTGTTGAACATAAAATAAAAATATTATCAATTATCAATATATCATTGATATCAAACCCATATATTCCATAACCTAAATTATTTAAACAAAATAATTGTTTAGACAAATCATGTATTAATTTAATACAAGTTGCGTAAGATATTTTTTTATTTTTTTGATCTAAAATATATTTTTTCAATGGTATTACATTTTCTGCTGAAAAAAAAATACTGTTAGTATCATCATCGTAATTAGATGATTTTATCATTTTTTCAATTATATAATATAACTGATATTCGAAATTACCATTGATTTTTAAATTATACGTATAATCATTTATTAATATTAAATCATATGTATTGACCATTTGAAAAATTATTATATTTTTTATTATTATTTTTTACGATATTTTTCTTTATTTATAATTCAATTGAAGTGATAAAATAGTTTATTATATTTGTTAGTGAAATGTAATTTTCTTCAATTAAAGCATCTTCGTATATAATTCTTTTATCACCCATTTCTAAATCATATAGCGCGTTAAAATTCAATGTTATTAAATCTAATTCTAATGGATTATTGAGTTCTAATGTGTTTACTTCTAATTCTGTTTTAAGTTTTTTATAATAATAACCTTCGCCTGCTTCAAGATCTGGTTCATATTCGTCCAATAAAGGAGTCATTTTATTTGATTTGAAAAAGTTTGATCTGATATTGGAAATAAATGTAATGACAGACATTTTTATTGAAATATATAAAACTATTTTATTATAGAAAGTATTTTCAATTTTTTCTTATTATAAATATATGAGCAAGAAAACTGTAAAAAGACATTATAAAAAGCATAAAAATAAAAGAACTTATAGAAAACATAAACATAAAAATAAAAATAAAAGAACTTATAGAAAAAAACATTTTAAAATAATAAATAATGAAACTGGAAAAGGTGTTCAATTATTTAAAGAACCGATGAAAATACATTTTAAAAGTGTATTTATGAATAAAAACCAAATTCAATCAGGAAATATGATTCCTGGATTAAGAAATATGTAATTAATGAAAAAAGAATATTGACCAAAAGGGTCTCATCTTTTAATATTAATTAATTTATTATACATATACAAATACAAATACTTTACAAATATTTTACCAGTTATCATGATCACCAAAAACAACTTTTTTTTCTTCTTCTTCTTCAAATTCCGAGTCAGAATCTGATTCCGTATCGTACCAACTTTTATTGTTTCTCACATAAACATTTTTAAAATTATTAGAAGATATAGGCGCTTTATCGTCATAGTTATTGTTTTGTTTTGTAATTGTTGACAACACAGATTGTACTTCTTGAGGAACAATAGCAGGTCTTAATAAAGCAGACGCATAACTGTTTATGTTAGTAGTAATAGGAACTCTAACTTCAACCTCTTTTACATCCTCTTCTTGTTCTTCTTCATCTTCCGAATCTGATTCTAGATTGCTAAACATATTATTGCTTTGTTTATATTTTTCTTCACTTTTAGGTTTATTGCTGACTTTACTTTGACTTTGACGCGCCTCGGCAATTTTATCTTTTTCTAAAAATTTACAATATTTAACAGTATGACCTTTTCTTGAGCAATAACGACATAATAATGATAATAAGGTTGGGCAGATAACCTTAGACGAAAGATCACGGGTTTCTCTAATGAAATGAGATGTATATTCGGTTTCTGTTTTGCCAGCATCGTGACATACTTTACAGAATTTCTTAATTGTGGAAGAAGTCTTTGGTGCGATTTTGTTGTTGAACATTTTATGTAGATAGTAACTTGAAGATAGTAACTTATGGATATAATTGTAACTATCTATCTTGTAAAAAAGTAATTCAATTTTTTATTTTAATATAAAATCAATTTTAAAATAAGCATTTAAATATACGCGTAATATCAAATTATTTTTAGTTAATCAAGTTTAAAGTGTAATAAATAAAAAATTGAAATACTTTTGACTTGTATAGTGATAAGTATATTTACCCGATTACTGATTGATTTAAATTATTAAAATGTCCGAACAAACACAAATGATTGACCTGCGTTTCTTAGCCGAGTCTCAACCTTCACTCTGTATTCCGCGTGTTTTCAATAATATTACTGATTCCAAAATTCGTCAAGTATTTGATGAACTTGGATTAGGTAGAATTAGCCGAATAGACATCAAGGAACGAAAGAATGAAAAAGGCGATCCGGTCAAGAGAGTTTATATTCACTTTGAAAAATGGTTTTGGAATGAAAATGCGCAGTCTGCTCGTAAAAAATTAATATCAGGTAAAGAAATTAAAATAGTATATGATAACCCATGGTTTTGGAAGGTTTCTGCTAGCAAGTGGGCACCTTCGAACAATAATTATGAAATAGGCAGTCATTCTGAAAGACCAAATACAAGAGAACGCACTGTAAGAATTATGAGCGACTACGAAGAGCGACGAGGATGCAGACATCATGAAAGACATGATGAAAGACAAGAAAGACATTATGAAAATCGAAATAATTCAAGAGTTAATAATCGCTATGAAGAGCAACCCAGAAATAATAACGATTATAAACAGCGAGATAGACATAGCGAAAAAAGACATTTAGTACCAACGCTAAACATTGCGCCAACATCAAATGTTGCTCCTAGTTTACCTAGCATATCCAAAAACTCTTGTCCAATTATTCCCAAACTACAATTAAAAGAAAAGATTGTCCCATTGCTCGAACCCATTAGAAAAAGAAGCAAATATGTATTACCTCTCGAAATAAAGGTTGAAGAAGAATTAGAAGACGGCGAAATAAAAGAATTAGACATTGTAGAAATTGTAGAAAATGTAGAAGTTGTTGATGATGTTGTAGTAGAAGAAATGTCTGAAGAACGAAAAGAATTATTAAATGAATTATATGGTGATATTAAGTTTAATTAGAAAGTAGTTTATATTTGTTGTAGTTAATATGTAATAATGTAATAATGTAATAAAAAAAGGCAATTACCAAACCTTTTTTTTATTTTAAAAAAATTGAATTACTTTTAATGAAATATATATTAGATAGATTTACTGAATTATTAATTAAATAAATGGAAACTTATTCATTTCGTCAAGGTAACATTGATGATTATATAGAATTGATGTTTAGAAGCCCTTATTGCGCAGAAAAATATGATGAAAAAACTATAGGACCATTTGAAGCGGATAAAAATTGCAAAAATATACCGGGGAGCGCACCGGGTTACAATAGAAGTTATTTTGATCTTATGTCTACTTATGGGGTTTTGAGAAACGAGATTATTATTAATAATAATAATAATAATAATAATAATAATGATAATGATAAATCATTTGTAAAATGTTATATAGGTATTCTACACTTAGGGTTATTTGTGATTGCTATGGGTGGATGTATTTGTATTGATATATTGTTCAAATATTATAAAAATCCATATTAAATTTATTTATTAATTGTATAGCGTATTTTACTCCATATATTAAAGGTCTTTTAAAAAAATCATTATTTATATCGGTACAATCAAAATTTAATACATTGTGAGACATATATGATGGAACGCAATCACCATAATATGCTCCAAATAAATTCCCAACGATTTTTGCGTTTGTATCTGTATCACCTCCACATTGTAATACTTCTGAAATTGCTGTTTCATAATTATATTTTTTAATATTATGTAAGAAATAAATCACAAATATAAAAGCGTGTTTCACATGTCCTTCATTTTTTATACAATCGTATTCTTTTAAATTTGTTAGTTTGCGTCCAATATGAAACCAATCATAAATATGTTTGTTTGTAATTAATTTAGAAATTGATGATATAATACCGTCAATATTTATTTCTTGATTATTTGTTTGTTTAACTAACATATCTGAAATAATAACACAATAAATTCCAGTAATTTCACTTACTAATTTATTTGGATGCGTTAGTTCATTTTCGAGTTCAGCCATATTCATTATTGTTTCTGTGTTTTTGTTCATTCCAAAAACGGCTAACGGAATACATCTCATTAAAGACCCATTTGATTCAGAGTGTTCATTATATTCGTGAGAATTTGTTAACATATCCGAAGCATTATTTGCATCCAATAAAGCATATGTTGTTGTTTGTCCTATATCAAATGGTTCAGATTTATACCACTTTATATATTCTTCAGATATTGCTTCCAATGGAAAATATTCTTCATTACGACAAGCAATTAACGCACTCATTAAACACATTTCCATTTCTGAATCATCTGTAATTTGACCTAATTTAACTCCCGATGTATTTAGTCCAACCATGTGTAAAGCATCATTTGCTTGTTTCTCATCATATCGTGTTTTACGAAATTCTAATCTAGCACCAGCCGCCTCCGCACACCAACCTGCTAAAAATGTATAATATATAATATTATTCATATTCATATTCGAATTCATATTATATAATATTTATTAAAATAATTATATTTGAACACACATAAAAAATTATAATCTATATTAAAATAATTTAAAAGGAGTTTACAATAATATAATAATATGAACTATACAATGAATTATGCTGAACCTATAAGATTAAATCAAGATTTTCATACATTTATTAAAACATTTAAAAATAATTCAGCAATAGAACGAATTATGTATATTGATATTTTTGTAGATGACGATGATACAACATTAAAACAATTATATATTGATGCTGCTGAAAAACATAATAAAAATATTATTGAAAATATGTTTTTTGATGCCGGGTTTGATTTGTTTTTACCTAAAAATGAAAATAAAGATTATAATGAAGGAGACGGTACATTATGTTTTTTACATAAAGTGAATAAAATAGATTTCAAAGTAAAATGCTGCGCTCAAATATGTAAGACGGATAATTTTCAAATAAGATATTACACACCGTTTTATACTTATGCGAGATCAAGTATTTCAAAAACGCCTTTACGTTTAGCCAATAATCAAGGTATTATTGATGCTGGATATAGAGGTAATTTAATTGGAATGTTTGATTGTTTAAAAAATGAAAATAATGCCTATGGTAATTTTAATATGGAAGAATATTCAAGAATATTACAAATTTGTAGTCCTGAATTACTTCCTATTTATGTAAACATTGTTGATAAATTAGAAGATCTTGGACCAACCACATCAAGAGGTGATGGAGGGTTTGGATCAACCGGAAAATAAAAGTTATATTATAAAATAAATTAAAATTGAAATATAATATTTCAATTTAAATAATACTAACATATAAATATTATAATGAAAAAACACAATGACCAATACAGTCAATTATCTATTAATATTACACAACAACTCAGTAAAGATGAAAAAAAAGAATATGGCATATTTATTACTCCGCGTGTAATTGTTCAAAAACTTGTTAGTTCTGTATTAAAATATTCATCACAAAATAAAATAAATATTCAAACTGTATTAGAACCTTCTTGCGGGACTTGTGAAATTGTAAATTATTGCGATAATATATTTAATGAAATACATATAGATGCTATCGAACTTAATAACAAAATATATGAAAATATTAAAAATCTTACATTTAAAAATTCAGTTAGAATAATCAATGAAGATTTTATTTATTCTCTTCAACCAAATAAATACGATTTAATTATCGGTAATCCACCTTATTTTGTTCTAGAAAAGGGTTATAAAATTCCTGAACAAATGGAACCATATATTTCAGGTAGACCGAATATTTTTGGATTATTTATAATTCAAGCAATATCAATGCTTTCTGAAAATGGTATTTTGGCTTTTATCATTCCTAAAAGTTTTTTAAACTCAGTTTATTATTCAAAAATAAGAAATTATATAAGAGAAACCTGTGAAATTATTGAAATCATTGATTTTGAAAAAGACAATAAATTTATCGATACACAACAATCAACTTTTGGAATTATATTAAAAAATGTTTATAAAGAAGAGTGTAACTATTCCATTAAATTCAATGATAATTTTATGTTCACAAATGATGCGTTATATCTTAAAAGTTTATTAGAAGGAACAACAACATTAAAAAAATTAGGATTAGGTGTTAGAACAGGTAATATTGTTTGGAATCAACATAAAGATGAATTAACGGATGATCCAAACGAAACAATACTTATATATAATACAAATTTGACAAAAGAACATACAATTGAATTAAAAACATTCAAAAATGATGAAAAACATCAATATATTAAAAAAGATGGACGAATTGACCCTATTTTAGTAGTTAATAGAGGAAATGGTAATAGTGCGTATAAACTTAATTACGCTTTGATTACAAATATGGGTCCATATTTAATTGAAAATCATTTAAATGAAATATACCCAATTGAACAAATAAAAAAACAAAGTTTAATTGTTTTATTTAATAAAATTATACAAAGTTTTGAAAACCCAAAAACACAGCAATTTATTGATTTGTTTTTGGGTAACAATGGATTATCTAAAACTGAACTTGAAACAATATTTCCTATTTATTTATAAATGAAAATTTCCATCTTGGGTTCGCAACACACGCATTATTTCCCCAGTTTATTCTAATTCTTAAATCATAATCAAAATTCGTAAGCGATAAATCAAAATACATTTTTTTTTGAACTTCAATAACTGAAATATCTTTTATTTTTGATACTTGAATAGAATTAACATCTATTTTTTGAATATGAAAGTCTGTACAATCCCATAATAGAAATAATTTATCGGATTGTGTTTCTCTTATTTTTTCCAATATTTTATCAAAATTAAATGTTGTTACATATTTAATCAAGTAATCGTTTATAGATAATGAAGCAAGCGCTCTTTTTTCCTTTGTTTTATTATTTTTATTATGATACATATTTTTGAAAAACGGATGGTTATATTTAATATCATACACATTTTTTAAATAATCATTTTTGCTTGGTTTTGGTTCTAACATATTTTCTTCTAAATTCAAATACTCATTTAAATAATTTTCATAAAAGAACTCGCTATAAGAAATGTCACAAATACCATACTTTGTTTTACAATCTTTATCATAAAGTTCTAAAAATTGTGGAAGTTCAACAATATTTGTATTATTGTGTTTGAATTCTAGTTTCACTTCTTTAATCAGACTTCTTGTATTTGTTTCTTTATAAAGTTGCCCTAAATATTGCACAACAAAATCGTAATTATATTTCATACCACCCTTGTGTTCAATAGTGATTTTTTCAAAATGTTCATTTTCACAGAGCGAATTTAACACTTCTCTGAATTTGTCTCTGATGTTTGTCCAAAGTATACCGAATTCAGGATCATTTAAATATTCTTCATCAATCTCAAGAATATTTGTTAAAACATCTTCGCGAATAATATTTTCTTGATTGTTAGTGTCTCTACTATGCCCTCCTCTTAAAAAGAAACTAATATCTTCCTTGTTTGGCATGATTGTGAATATAAATTTATTCATTTTACGTTTATATTGTTATTATGTAAAAACTGTAAAATGAATAAAAAGTATTTCAATTTTATTATTTTTATAAAATATTTATTTATTATTTGAATACAATACAATATAATTTAATTTAATTTAATTTAATTTAAACAAATTCTGAATAATGAGCATATTGAACAACAAACATTAATCCTACCTTTTTATTTGTCCATGTGTTTGTAATCGCTTTTAATTCATCTTTGGTTGGATTTTCAAGTTCATAAAACATACACATACCTCTTTTAAATTGTTTATCGCCGTAGGGAAGACAACCATCGCTTGTTACAATATCATATAACAAATGTAAAAGCGTGACCGTACTTTCAGTCATACCTTCAACACTTTCAATAATTTTCATATGTTCCGGAGTATACTTCAAATCATTAATAATAATATCGTTTTCAAGCAAGGTATTAATCAAAGATTTGTAAATAGGCACTTTTTCTTCTTGAGCATCTTCAGGCATATCCATATCTTCACAAAATACATCACAATTTCTAAAATAATTTAACATTAATAAATATTGAACTTTTCCATAATCAATATCAGATCCGGCAAATGCTAATCCATATAATATTGTTTCAAAAATATTTCTAGGTGCATCTCTATCATTTTCGTGAGGATTTTTATTAAATCCGTTTGGATATTCATCTAACGCAACAATAGGTAATAATTTATTATATGCCGGATGTTCTTCAAGAAATTGGGTAATTTGGTTAAACCATGAAGGGTTAATAAAGTTAATAATATGTAATCGATTCATTCTTTGTCTACTATATTATATAAGTTCTTTTTAAGTGGTTTCATTTTATTTTTTTATTATAAATATTATATATAGATATGTCTTTTTCATTTAATAACTTATTATCGCGTAAAAATATTAACTTGATTGCTGGGTTGATTACATTGTTAATTTTTTTATGGATTGTATTGTTTGCTATTCCCGGTTTATTTATAAATTTATTTGATACATTTTTAGGAAATATAATACTTATTTTATTCATTATATTCGCTACAATATATGATAAGAATTTGGGTATTGGACTTGCCGTCGTATTTATTATTTTATGGCGTTTTTCGCATATGAGTTCTGAACAGTTTATTTTTTAATTTATTTTATACTGTTATTTTAATATGAATTTTAATATCATAATTTTTATTATCATAATTGTCGTCATAATTTTATTTAATTCTTTTACAAAAAATAACAATAATAAAATAATATCTGGATTTCAAAATAATACTACAAGATGGTCATCTGATTTAATCAAGCGATTTAATATTTATCAAACAACGATGAATGATAATAATAATCAATTTAATTTAGATCAATTACAAAAACAAGCAAGTCCAGAAGAAGCGGAAGAATATTTAAAAACAGGTGAATGGTATTGGCCTGATGATTTAAAAAAAATGTATATTGAAAGTGTTTGGTCAAATCCAATAATTAATTTTTACCCGCAATATGCGTTAAATTATGCTATGAAATTATATAATCAAAATGCGGTAAGAGAATTATTAGCTTGGAATACAAAAGAAGGTCAATTTTTATTGTATGGTGGTGATCTTGGTTATACTAAAAATGATATTCCACTGATACATCCGAATCAAAATAAGCATAATACAATAAAATGTTCATCAGATAGTTTAAATATGGAAAAAACTGTATTTAATGGTGTTAATTTAAAAAATAGTTATATGAATACAACAACAACTGTTCTAAATCCAGAAGATATACCTAATGAAATGCCTGGGTTTAGTTTTGTTAAAGGTGCGTGTAATCCTTGTTCTGCTTTAGATGGTGATTTTAGTTGCCCATTTAGTCTAAATGTAAAAGGAGATAATTCTATAAGTGAACCTTGGAAACAATTATGGAATTTATAATTTATAATTTATATATTTAATAAATTAAGTATTTAAATAGAACAATGTATAATAATTTAAATGGAATCTGGATCAACCACTGAATTGCCAACTCCCACCGGAGAAAAGAAATCTGTTAGACTTGTCGATGTGCCTCTTAACTCACAACAAGACGCTTTACAATTACTTGTAACATTTCTTAATTTAGCGCAAAAAAGAGGTACATTTACTTTGGATGAATCAGCCAAGTTATGGGAATGTATTAAAATGTTTCAATCATAAAATAATATTTATACAAATTTTGAATAAATATTAATAAAAAGGTCTCACTGGGAATCGAACCCAGATTGGAGGATTCAAAGTCCTCAGTCATAGCCTTTAGACCATGAGACCATTTGTGTATTTTTATTAGTATAAAACTAACCCGAACTAAATACAAACGACTCAACAAATATCATTAGATATTTGAGCTATAATTATATAAAATATAAAAACAGGTTATTTTAATTTTAAAATAGAATTCTTTCTAAGATGCTATTTTATGGTTTAAAATAACAAATCCCAATCCAATCCCCAAAATATTTTTTTAATCGTTTAAATTGCTGTTATGGATTAATTTTCCCATTTTCACACAAAATCCATTAGATAGTATAGATTGTCAAGTAAAACCTACTTTGCTCTTTAAGCAACTATCCATATTATATATATAAAATGTCTTTAAGTTGTTTTCATTTATAATACTTATTAAATATAATTTGGGTATAATTTTGATATTCCTTTTCTAAATGTATTATATGAATTATACGCCTTTGAACGACGCATTTAAAATCCATCATACCAATTCAAATACTTATGGAGGAACTATTTATTATAGCACTGTTTGTATTTATTGTAAACATCCGTTATCAAAATCTTTAATGAATGATGGAGGAGCATTTAGACAATGTAATCAATGTAGAAAGAACTTTATGGCAACTGTTTTAACACCAGCAGTTAATAATTTAAAATATTCTACTGATCATTTGAAAGGAACAAACTAACAAAATAAAATAATAATAATATAATAATTATATATAATGCGTCTAAAATTTGAAAAAACATTAGATTATTTTTTATTTTTTATTATTTTGATCAAAATTATTTTTGTTGGAGCAGCAGTCGGACATTTATTTTTTTCTCATTTTTATAACGAAAAAACACAACTTTTAGATCATAAATTACTATATTGGAAAGAACGCACTGAATTTGTATTTATTATTTCCATGTCAATTTTACTTATTTATCAATTTCATCCCTTGTTATCTAAAAAGCATTTAGATGATGAAACTTCGTTATTATTTTTCTTGTTTGGATGGGTTCTTTTTTTAACTGCCCAATGGAGCCTTTTTATTAAAGAAGCGCATTGGTATGAACGTATTGTTAATTCACTTAAATAATATCATATCAGTATAACATTTTATGATAAGCAGCATCAATATATATTGCTAATAACATTGGAAATTGCCAACTATTGAAAAAACCTAAATATGTTTTATCTTCAAAAACAATTGATAAAATAAATATGTATCCAGTTCCCAACATTGCAATAAATAAACATATTAATATGAGTTGTTTTAAATAATCACTATAATACTTCATATAATATATTATAAAATATATTTATCAAATACTTTCTTTCATCTCTTTACACAAACAGTTATTGGATGATGATCACTTCCATATTTTTTTATTGTATTTTTATAACACTTTGTATTTGTGTTTGATATTGTGTTATGTATTGTTGTGATTGGATTTAAAAACCCATATACATAAATATAATCTATCATTGGAGTTTCACATAAATATGTTCCTTTTATCACTGGACAATTCATTTCAAATTTTTCTTGTTTCAGTATATTATGTAATTCATTTTCATCACTATTAAAATCACCACCAATAATAATTTTTTTGTTTTTATTGAATGTTGATATAATTTTTGTTAGTTCATTCTTTCTTTTTACACTTGAATCACAATCTAAATGTATATTATATATATCTATAAATTCTGTTTCAGTAACTCCAATACCATTTTTACCTATATATATTGTTTTTTGTGTTGGACTTTTAAAGATATTGTTTCTTTTTAACATGGTTAAATTTCCTGTTATATTTTTGTTAGTTTGATGACAAGATAATGGCATTATTATATAATTTAATTTAAATATATTATATAGTTTTCTTCGAACATATGGTGTTACTTCTTGAAGCATAACAACATCTCCTTTAATATATTTAATTAAAGTATTAAAACGGTTTTTCATCATTAATTCATTATAATTTAAAGTTGGATACCATCTGTCTAAAAATGTTTTATTGTTTTCAACAAATGTATCTGCCAAAATATTAAATGATGTTATTATCATTATACTTTATATTATTATAATGCTTTATATTATAATTATTCTATTGAAAAAAATATAATTTATTTATTATGTTAGTCATCATCACAACAATCACCATCACATAAACATAGACAATAACTTAAACACTCACATAATGATACATCGTTTAAATATAACCATAATGCTATAAACAATGATAAATCTTCATCTGACGTATTTGTTTTATTATCTGTACAACAACAATTATAGCATTTCTTTTTTTGTATTTCTTTTTTTGGTATTTCTACTTTAGGTTTTGGTTCAATATCTCTTATCATAAACTGCGGTATTGGTACATCATATGCAACATATACTTCATTTAAATTAATAACTGTATTTGTTACAACTGTATTTGTAATATCTGTTGGTGTTGTTTTTATTGTTTCAATCATTTTATTTACTTTATATCAACATTTTATTTTTATATCATATTTATATTATTTTTATTTGTTATAAAATTATATTTGTTAGTGCTAATACGAATTATAACTATAATATCCATTTGATTCACTTACATCATCTTTATAACATTCTTCATAACCTTCTTCATAATCCTCCATAAAATCATAATCTATTGGCCAAATTTTATAGTTTATTTCTTCTTCTTCGTTTAAATATTTATCATTTTCTTTTTCTTTTTCGTTGTATTCGTAATCAGTCAAGTCTGAAACAATTGAATAATTATCATTATCGTTATCGTTATTGTTATCTATGTATTTAATAAATTTAGATGATGGTATTGGAGATTGGCATTCGATTCTTGTTAACAGTTTCTTGTTCAAATTTAATTTCAATATAATTTGATTGATGGTTTCTTCATAATCCGAAATATCATCTTCAGAACGAACACGGGGGAACAACAATACATTTTCAGAATACACATTTAAACTCATTTTTACAAAGGACAGGATAGGTTTAATTTAATTGTTTGATATATGATTTATATATATTATATAAAAGTATTTCAATTTTTTTATTCATATAATATAACAATATGAGTAAAAATCAAATATTTACATCACCTTTAGGTATTGGATTGGGAATTGGTATTGGGACTGCTGTTGGAAGTATAATCATTGGTGCAATTACTTACACTATTTTTAAATATAGTAAAGGTAGCAATGGAGATAGTGATGACTATAGTGATAGCAATGGTAAAGTTTCGCGTTCAAGTAGTATGTTTAGTTACCCAGAAGATAGCATGTACGATCGCAATTCTGATAGTGAAAATAACACACTCTCTAAATTTACGAGCGCATTTAATAAAGACGCCCCTGGTTATGGTCACAAAAAAATACTTGGTGGAAAAAGTAAAAAAATAAAGAGAAAAAGAAAAAGAAATAGAAAAAATAACACATTAAAAAAGGTTTAAACCTTTTTATTTTTTATTAAATTATAACAAGTAACATAAATTCTAAACTACAACACATTATATATTCTAAACCATAAAACATTATATTTTAATTATCATCATCTGTATCGTAACTATCTTCCTCTTCTTCGTCGTCATCGTCATCGGGAAGTTCTTTGATTGTTTTTGTTTCCGGGTCCCAAATACCTACTTCTTCTCTTGAAACCGGGTCATATAAAATATTTACGTTTGATATTAAATATATTTTTCCACGGATATGAATTTTACTGACAGTTACTTTTTTTGGTTGTTCTTTTTGTTCTTCTTTGACTTGTTGCGGTGCTTCAAAATTATTACATTCTTTTTCTTGTGTTTGCGCCTGTTCTTGTACCTTTTTCATTTCTTGTTCCTTTTCTCTTTCTAATCTTACTTTCTCAAGTGATTCAAGCGCTTTCTCTCTAGCCAATTTATTTTTTAATTCTGCTTTCGCTGTTTTTTCTGCCTTTTCCGCTGCCTTTTGCGCTTCTTTATTTGCCTTTTCTTCAGCAAGTTTTTGTTCGCGTTCTACTTTTTTTTTATTGCGTTCTTCTTCTAATTGTGCCTTTTTAATTTCTTTTTCTTCATCAGATAGTTTTGTTTTAACAATTTTAATTTCTTCTTCGTCATCATCTTCGACGATATCAAATTCTTTTTCATCTGATAGTTTTGAAAACAAATCAACAACAGCTTTAATTTCCACATCGCTAGTATTCTTCTTAGGGCGTCCTTTACTTTTTTTATCAGTTTTAATAATATCAAAATGTTCGATAGGAATTGTAATATTTAATTTAGTTGCTTCTTCAACAGCGGTATTTGGTGAAATTTTTAATTTTTCAAGGAATGACATGTATGATACAGGACTGCGACCATTTGGGTCTTTAAATGAATAAAGATCCGAAGTAAGACGTGTTTCAACAAGCCCACAATTTGGCTGGTCAAAAGCATTATTATTTGTTTCTGTTTGACATCCATTACAAAACAACCCATTTTCTAAACGATTTTTTAAGCATTGTGTAAATAACCCTTTATTATAAGCGAGACCGTGACAACGTTTACCTTCTAAATTGACTATTTCTTTAATAAAAGGTAAAGGAAATACATTCTTTGATACTTTCTCTTTCTCTTTCTTTGAACTTACCTTTGCGCTCTTATCGGATGAAAGATCATTTTGTTCGGCAGCTGGTTTCTTTGCCTTAGCCATTTTCTTTCGAACAATTGATACATTTTCTAATCCGAGCAAAGCGATTTCTTCATCAGCATTAAATCCATGGCGTTGAGCTGCTTCTCTAATACATTTAATTGCTAATTCTCTAACATTACTCTCTAAAGTATTTGTTAATAACTCTGAAGCTGAAACGGATGCGTTAAATTCGGTTGACATTTTAAAATAATAACTCTTAATAGAAATATACAACTTATCTATATAAATTAAAATATTTCAATTTTTTTTATTTAATTGTATTTTGCGTGTAACTAAAAATTTTATTTTACAACTTTGCTTATTACATTGTTATATTACTTTTATATATTATTTTTCTTTGTTATATTATATGGAAAAAGAAAAGAAAATTAAAATGCCTGAACCTATACATATCAAAAAAATAAATACCAAATTGGATTTTTTTTCAAAAAATAATGTTATTCGTCAATGGCCAGCTTATGATATTATTGATACGCTTTTTTATTTATATTTATTCAATAAATATAAACATAATTGTTTAATTAAATATCAAGCAGTAACATCTGTACGATCTTTAGGAGTTGAATTACAAATTGATAAAACCCTCTCCAAGGTTGATACAATAAAATATGAAAAACATTTACAAGTTGTTTCAAAACAACTTTCTCAGTGTATTGAAAAGAACCCTGATAGTATCATAATTCCATTATATTTAAAAACAAAAGAAGGTGGTCATGCAAATATACTTATATACAGAAAAAATAACAATATTGAACATTTCGAACCACATGGTTCCAATTATTTATCAGCAAATACTTCACTTGATAAAAAGATAAAAATTGAATTAAATAAATTTATTGATTTGTTGAATTCAAATTTAAAAAAAAATAATAAACCTCTCGTAAATCTTATTCCTTCATATGAGGTGTGTCCATATATATACGGGTTACAATCATTGGCAGAGCAATCAAACCTACAAAGGTCACCTATAGAAGGTAAAGGATATTGCGCTGCTTGGTCTATGTTTTTTACTGAATTGGTTCTTAAAAATCCAACTATTCCAAGTAATGAACTTTTGAGTATAATTATAAATAAATTTGATAAAGAACCAGAAAAACAAAAAAATTATATAAGACAAATTATTTTAGGATATATTAATTTAATTCATAACAAAATTGAAAAATATTTTTCTTTTCTTTACAGTACTAAAATTACTATTGATAATATAGTTGATTTGAATAAGAGAGGACAATTAACACCGTTTTTAATGAATTTCCATACTTTAATAAACGTTCAAACCGAATTATTTAAAAACCCATCACTTACAAAAAAAGAATATTTGAAAATACTTGATCATAAAAGATTAAAAACAACAAACCCCGAAGACAAAATGGAAATAGATAAAGAAATTATTTTTTTAAAAAAAATGGATGAAATAACTCCATCGCCTGTTAGTTCAAAATCGATATCAAAATCGAATTCTATTTCAAAAAGTAGTAAAGTAAAAACACCACCCAAAACAAATAAAAAAACACGCAAACAATCAATTAAAAAGGAAATTATTTGTCCCCAAGGATCACAAATAAATCCAAAAACAAGGCGATGTAATAAAATTAAGGTTTACCCCCCTTGTCCACCAACTCGTGACCCAATAACGCACAGATGTAAAAGTATTAAATAAAATTTTTAGTTCATTTGTTTTAAGTATAAATAAATTAAAAATTGAAATACTTTTATATGTTAGTGTAAAACATATATTACACAGTTATTTCAATACGCAGTTATAAAACAAGTTTTAGAGAATGGACCAATCATCATTTATGAATGTGGCATTATTTATTAAGAGAGCAGAAGAAAGTCAAACCAAGGAATTCATTACTAATACGTTTAAAAATAGTAATATAGGTATAGTTAAAGAAATTACATTTATTAAAAAAACCAGTAACGGAACACCTTACAATGGAGTTGTTGTTATTTTTAAAAAATGGAATATGAATAAATATGTTGAAAAACTATTTAATCAAATGTCGGAGTCGCGCGATGGAACAACAAGATTTTATTTTGAACAGAAACGTTATTGGATTGTAAATGTTCACAAACAACTACTTCCTGAATGCGAAGAAACAGTCATTGTTGATGCTTCGTTGCCAGATAAAGAAAGAATTGAACAATTAGAAATGTTAGTTAAATCTATGTCTTCTCAAATATTTTACGCTCAAACTGTAAATGAAAAAAATGAAAGACGCATGATGGAGTATGAGCAAAAGGATGTTCAGAAAAACCTTACAAATATCGAAGTCCAATTTCAAGTGGAATTAAAGAATATAGAGCAAAAAATAATGGAAGATGAACATCAAACAGAAATACAAAAATTGAAAGACGAAAATATGCGGTTGCGCGCTCGCTGTTCCTTACTCGAAACGGATAAAGAATTAAACCAATACGATATTAAATCATATCAGAAAGAAGTAGTAGACTTAAATAGAATTATTCAACATTTAGAAGCCGTAGCAACTTTAGATTAAGTATTGTTATATGTTTTGTAGTTTAGTTAAATGTATTTGTATTTGTATTTGTATATTTGTTATAAATAATTAATTTATTTTTCATTTTTTATATTTTTTATAAAATAAGTTTTATAAAAAATTGAAATTTATTTTTGTGAATATGTAAAGTATATATTAGTTATTAAATTATTAAAGTTGAAACTTATTTTAGAATGTCATTTGAAAAGCATATAGAAAATCGTATGGAGAGATTTAGACTCCTAATTAAAAATGCTAAATTTGATTTTAAAAATTATCAGTTTGAAGGTGTAAAGTGGTGTATAACAAATGAGTTAAATCCGAATCCTCCCGAAAATTGTAGAGGTGGAATTATTGCTGATGAAATGGGACTTGGAAAAACGATTATGATGATTGGTACCATGTTTGTAAATTATATGCCACAAACGTTAATTGTGGTTCCGCCCGTGTTAATACAACAATGGTATAATGAAATATATAGAACAGCCGGACATAAAGCGCTCTTATTTTACGGTCCTGATAAAAAATTTATTACGAAATATGATATACAAAGGGTCCCAATAATTTTAACAACGTACAATACTTTAATTAGAAAGGATTGTTTACTGAAACAAGTCATATGGGATCGTGTTATTTTCGATGAAGCGCATCATTTGCGCAACTCAAAAACGGAAAAATTCCGTAATAGTAATAGATTAAAAGCTCGTATAAAATGGCTTGTTACAGGTACGCCTATTCAAAATAAATTTAAGGATTTTATAAACCTTTGTTCAATTGCCGGAATAAAACGTAAAATATATGGGGATGAAAGTGTATGGAAAAAGTATTCAAATTACTATCTATTGCGCAGAACGAAACAACAAGTGGGTATAGATATGAAAGGAGTAACAAAGACTAATTGTATTGTGGGGTGGAAAAATAATAAAGAAATGTCGCTTTCAAAAGAAATTCATTCACTTTTGCCAAATCAAACATATGTAAGTGCCAATCAAAAATATAAATTAGCAAATTGTTTTGGCAAAGGTGGTATTTTAACCGCTTTATTAAGAGCAAGACAAAGTTGTGTATTCCCTGCTCTAATGAAGAAAAATATAAAACAGTTTTCGCAGCAAGGTATGATTAGTAGTGAACTTGTAGAGGCACTGAAATATACAAGTAAATTAGATGCGGCGATTGATTTAATGTTAGATCGCAAAGATAATGGAAAAGGTAAAATAATATTTTGTCACTTTCATAAAGAGATTGATATGATAAGCGAGCGATTGTTAAATGGCGGTATGAAAAAAGTGGTAACTTATGATGGTCGGAATTCTGGCGGAAAAAACCTGTCAACACTTGCCGAACCTGCCGACGCATTAGTATTTCAAATACAGACTGGATGTGAAGGTTTAAATCTCCAAAAACATTTTTCAGAAGTATATTTTGTATCGCCGCATTGGAATCCGTTTATTGAAGAACAAGCCATCGCAAGATGTCATCGTATTGGTCAAAAAGAAAATGTAAATATATTTAAGTTCGAGATGTCTGGTTTTAATAAAAATGAAGAAAATATGGATACGATTTCGTTAGAAAAATATATAAATAAGGTACAAGATGATAAAAGACAAATTAGTGATAAGTTATTAAATGTAGAATAGTTGTTTTAGTTAGAATTTTATATGTTTACCCGATAAATAATTATTATTTTTTTATGAATCGACTATGTAATCCATCCTTTCATTGGTTCCGCATATATGCGATCCTCTTTAAGTAGTTTTAATATAGTTGAGTTTTACACATATTTTGACACAATTTAACATAATTTAACATAATTTAACATAAATGGTTTAAAGACATCTTAATATATTATATAATGCCAAAAAAAAACATTGATTATTCAAATACAATAATATACAAAATTTATTGTAATGATAATTCTATAAGTGATGTATATGTAGGACATACGACAAATTTTAATGTAAGAAAATATCAGCATAAAAATGCGTGTAAAGACCTTAAACAAAATTATAAAATATATAAAACCATTAGAGAAAATGGTGGTTGGGATAATTGGAATATGGTTGAAATTGCTAATTATAATTGTAAAAATTCAACAGAAGCGAGAATAAAAGAACAACAGCATTATGAAGAATTAAAACCATCATTAAATTGTTGCCCTCCATATGCTACAAAAACACAATATGTTTGCTCTACATGTAATTTACAATTTAATTCTTTAAAAAGATATAATAATCATACATCTACACACATTATTGAAACAAATGATATTGAAAATGTTGTAAATAATGTTTCATCAACAAATAATAACAATAAATTTTATTGTAAGTTATGTGACTTTAGATGTTATAAAAAAGGCGATTGGACTAGACATTTAGCGAGACCTAAACATATATACAATGAGAATGTAGTAAATACAACCCAATTAGTTTACAAAAATATCTCTTGTAAATGTGGCACTTTTTTTAATAATAGAACTACATTATGGCGACACAAAAAAAAATGTAATTTTATTAATATTGAAAATGAATTTGAAGAAGAAGAAATAATGTACAACGGAATATACATTAAAGATAAAGATGCATTGGTTCTTCATCTTCTGAAACAAAATAGTGAACTTCAAAATAAAATTATTGAAATAGCATCACAAATAAGTATAACTAACAAATAGGCAAGTTTCTTTAAGTAGTTTTAATATATTATATTGTATGTTCGAATTTTTATAAAAGCCAATTGGGTTTTTAAAAATGGACAAAAATAAATGTCCAAAATTGAAAACCTAATTTACTTTTGGAAAAAAATAGTTGTACATGACTATTTAGACGATAATGCTCTCATTTTTATTTTTTGTTTAAAATATTTGTGACGATAATTTATTTATATATTTTGCGAAAAGAATTTAGAAGTATTTTCTATTAGGATTGTATGCTAACTGATACTAACAATTTTACATCCAATATACTTCACCCAAAATTCGTATGTTCAAGTTGTGACTTTAAATGCTTTAAACTCGGTGATTGGAATAGACATTTATCTACAGTAAAACATAATCGCCTAATAAATCCTAACAATATTACATCAAATTACATCAATCCAACACATTCTTGTAATTGTGGGAAAGTTTATAAGCATATGTCAAGTCTTTGTGCTCATAAAAAAAAATGTAAAGATGACGAAATGATGTACAACGGAATAAACATTAAAGACAAAGATGCCTTGGTTCTTCATCTCCTAAAACAAAACAGTGAACTACAACATAAAATTATTGAAATGGCGTCAAAAACAAGTATAACTAACAACACAAATAACAGCAATAGTCATAATACAAACAACAATAATTTTAATCTCAACTTCTTTTTGAATGAAACATGCAAGAATGCAATGAATATAAGTGATTTTGTTAGTTCAATTAAGATGGATTTAGATGATTTAGAACACGTTGGAAGAACAAGTTATATTGAAGGTATATCTAATATTGTCGTTAAAAATCTTAATAATTTGGAACAACAGTTGAGACCACTTCATTGTTCGGATTCTAAAAGAGAAGTATTATACATAAAAGATAATAATGAATGGACAAAGGAAACTGATAATAAACCTATACTAACAAACACCATAAAAACAATAGCGAACCAAAATATTAAACAAATTAATAATTGGGTTAAAGAGCATCCTGATTGTATTAAATCCAATTCAAGAAAAAATGATTTATATTTAAAAATTGTTAGTAATTCAATGAATGGACTAACAAAAGAAGAAGGTGAAAAGAATATTAATAAAATCATATCAAATGTTGCTAAAAAGGTTACAATAAACAAATAAAAAAAAGGGTTGCCCCTAATTTTTATATATAACAGATAACAGATAACAGAATTATTCAAATATTTCACCTTCTTCAATAACATACTTACCTTTTTGAAACAGTGTTTTACGCGTCATATCTAATTCTATATCAGACTTAACTCGTAAATCGTCAATAGTTAAATAATGACTAACACTGACTCTCTTCTTTTGAGGGTCGAAAATAACATACTTGGGTTGTAATACAAACCCTTTATATTTATCTTCCTCTTGTTCTTGGAACCAATTATTAATTTGAGACATTGTTTAAGTGCGATTTAGAAAACTTATATGGTAGAATATACAAATTATATATACTTTAAAAAGTATTTCAATTTTTTATAAATTAATAAGAAAAATGATTTAACTAAAAATAACTTGAATTATTTATTTATAAGTTAAATAAAAAAGGTATTGGTAACCCTTATTAGTTTACTGGATATTCATACAGATTTTCTAACTACAAACATTATATAAAACACTTATTTTTCTAATTTAAATGAATGATTTCACCTGATTCCAATTTAATAGTTAAGTTAATGCTATAATTATTTACTTTAACCATATGAAGTAGTTCTTTGAGAGTTTCTTTTACGTCCTTGTTTTCAAAAGACATACGAATTTCATCGCACCAGTTATATCCTTTAACGCAATTAGCGTGCGCTTCTCTAAATCTAAATGTGGTTGTTTGTAAGATTTTTTGCGTTGGCATAGTTTTCCAAATATCAATTAAAACACATATATATTTTTTATTTGTCGAAATGATTTCTTCTTCTTTTTTGACTTCACATTCAACAATGAATGAACCTGAAAAGTTTGTATTATCAAACTCATTCTCTGTAATATATTGCTTTTGTTGCTTTGGCGTTAGTATAAGTTCTCCATTAACAATTTCTTGGGTATAGTTCTCAATATTGGGAATGCGAATAACTTGGGACATATCTTGAACGATTTTAATTAATAACTGATTGTAAATATACTTTTGTCTATACTAACAAAAATATTTCAATTTTTTATAAATTAATAGTAAAAATGATTTAACTAAAAATAATTTAAATTATGTTTAAAAATAAAATAAAAAAGGTATTGGTTACCCTTATTAGTTTACTGGATATTCATACAGAGGTTTCTAACTACAACAACATATACATTTTACAAACTGTAAATTTTCATTTTTTGTAAATTTTTATAAATATTTGATTCATTATCAAACTTAAATCCACAGTCAAAACACATATATATATCGATATAATCTTCGCCATAATAATCAAGATCTTTTCTTTTCAAATAATAGTACTTTATGTGTTTACAACCTGTTGTTATTTGATGGGTCTCTAGTGTTTCTTCTAATTTTTCACATTCTTCGCGCAAATTATCTAAACCTATTTTCTTTGAATATATTTTTAACTCTTTTTCCAAGTCTGTGATTTGTTTTTTTATTTTCTTTTTCTGATTTTCTAATTCTTCTTTCTCAGTATTGTATTTTTGTTTATCTTCCTCAATATGAGTTAGTGCTTCGGTATGTTCGCGCATAAATTGCTCTTTTTCATCTTTTTCTTCCTTTAAATATTTTGATCGTTTTTCAGCAGCGATTCTTCTTTTTTGTACTTTCAATTCTAAATCGCGAATGTCTAATTTTTTTAAATAAACACTGATTGCTTTTTGCCTTTCTGGATTTCTTTTTTTGAATGCTAACAATTTCTTTTCATCAAACAAAGCATTAAAAATTAATGCTAATTCTTCGCGAGTTTCAATAGTAGATGCCGGTTCAAATACGTTGGTGTCTTCCATTTAATTAATTAATTAATTAATAACTGATGGTAAATATACTTTTTAATTACTCATAACAAAGTATTTCAATTTTTTATAAATAATATAACTTTAAAATGAACTAAAAATTTTATTAAAACAAAGTAAGTTGAATTGAAAATTATTTTTAGTAATCTATTTTTCAATAATAAAACATAAAAAATTGAAATACTTTGATATGATTTATAAATAAGTATATATACTCAAGCAGTTATTAATTTTAAAATTTATTGAAAATGGAATCAACTGATGTTCTTACTTGTTATACCAAAGGCAGTGTTGCTTGTGCCAAAGGCAGTGTTGCTTGTGCTAAAGGCAGTGTTGCTTGTGCTAAAGGCAGTTTTAAAAATGTTTTGGAATCTATTAAAAACGCATATAGTCGTAATAAACCACTTGTAATTAAAAAGTTTAATCGTGTTATCGTATCATATACGGAAGAAGGGTCTTCGTGGGTATTTCGTGGAGAACAAAGATGCAATCCCAAGGGTTGTTATACAGGTATTACAGGTACTAATTGCTTTACTTGTGGAAAATATTATTGTGATAAAAGTGAAGCAATGCAAGACCGTTATCCGGAAAATATTCGATGTGAATGTCAATATTTTAATATTGGATTTGAAAAAGAAGGTGAAAAAAATTATATATATAGTTCAAAATATGTTAGATGTATTTGCGGTAAAAACTGTTTTCGTCATGATGGGTACCCATTGAATGAAGATACTAGTAGTGATTTAGATAGCGATAGTGATTATTTTAGTGATTGTGATAGTGATTATTGTTAGAAACATCTGTATGAATATCAAGTAAACTAATAAGGGTAACCAATACCTTTTTTATTTTATTTTTAAACATAATTTAAGTTATTTTTAGTTGAACTATTTTTCATATAAATATATAAAAAATTGAAATACTTTTGTTAGTATAGACAAATGTATATTTCTTACAAGTTTATTAATTTTTAAAATTTTCAATATGTCATTTTGCTACATTTGTGTTAAGGAACATAGTCAAGAAGAATTCGCATTGAGCATTAGTATTCCAGATATCAGAAGATATAATCAGTTTATTGTGTTAAAAGATAAAGTGTTATATTATGAAAGAGAGTTGGAACAAAGAAAAAATTTATTTTATAGTTTTTTAAGATCATATTTAATTGATGTAACAACAAATCTACCATATCGTTCTTCAATGCATCGCATAAGATCAAAGATTAGAGAAATACTGGCAATAATCTTTGCGGAAACAATGAAACTTAATGCATGTAATGCGTATCATATTCAAAATATTGCTCTTATCCACGACACATTATTCACTGAAGTATCAACACTTGAACGAAACATAGAAATATTATTTGGTCAATTAAATACTTATGTAGCGGATATACACCGAGAACACAATCAAATAGAAGAAGAAGTTTATGCAATTATTGAAGAAGAAGAAGAAGAAGATAGACAAATTTACCGTCCTTTATTACAATCAGTTCAACTTCTTAAAAAAAATGTTAGCAAGATTGAAGACCTTGAATGTAAAATTTGTTACGACACGAGTGATATAAATAAAAGATGTGTATTAAACTGTAATCACAGTTTATGTATAGATTGTGCGTATTCTCATATGAATTCAACGGATGAAAAACAGAGCACAACAATAACCCATTATTCGTGTCCCATTTGTAGATCAAATATTACAGAGATAAATGTAAATTATGTAGTATCAAAAAGTAAAAAAGAAAGTTTCAGTAAAATGGATCTAATTAGTTCAGAGTCTTTTAGACAATTACAAACAAAATGTAAAACCATTTATGAATAATAGTTTGTATTAATGTATATGAGTATTAGATAGTGTTTTTAGATAGTATTGTATGATGTATTAGTTAGATTTAATGTTGTATGCTAATAATGTAATAAAAAAAGAATGTATTATATACATTTTTTCTTTGTTTTTTAGTACAGTGTTACGCACAGTGTTACGCACAGTGTTACGCACAGTGTTACGCACAGTGTTACATAGTATATAACATATATATTTATACTATGTTACATATAGTGTTACATAATACAATATAGAATGTAACAAAGAAATGAGTGGTTTATTAAAGAAATGAGTGGTTTATTGAAGAAATGAGTGGTTTATTGGAGAAATGAGTGGTGAATAAAAAAAGGGTTACCCCTAATTTTATGTACATAATTATACAATATATACAATATATACAATATATTTATTTATTTGTTTGTGTTAAGTGATGTGGATTATATAATATATATTATAAAAGGTTACTTACCTGAATATGTTACTTACCTGAAATGACCGGTTTATACTTCAATATTGTATTCCGTCTTGTTGTTTTTTCTAAAGGTGACGTTTCTGGTATCAAAGTTGAATGTATTTGGATGTAATTCATCAATATTTTTGCCGTATCTTTCGCACAAAGCATTCCAACAAACGGAAAACATATTTCTTTTAGGTTGGTAGCAATAACCGCATTCGTGTGTATTTTCAAATGTTAGAGCGGGAATATCCGTATCTGTATCCGTATCAATATCCGCATCCCAATCAATAATATCTTCTAACCAAGACATAGGTGGAATAACATTGGGCGGAACATCGTCAAAACAAACGGTTTTTTCCGGATTAATCGGTTTCCAGACCTCATAATCGTTTTTCTTAACAATTTGTAGTAATGTCATATTAAACCAGTCACAATTCTGATTTCTACAGACAGAATACATACTTCCGGTAAATTCTTTACACTTAGAACAAGACCAGTCTCCAGGGGTCACTTCAAGAACCGGTAAATCATCACTATAATCGTATTCTTCTGTGTCTTCAGTGTCTTCGGTTTTTAAATCGTCTAATATGGTCATAGGTATAAATTCTGGATTTGTGGCGGAAAATTCATTAATATTCGAAAAATCATTAAGAGTTTTCATAAATTCGCTACAATCAATGTTATAACATAAACTAAACGGTCCGGTTTCTCCGGTATGACAAACTGCGCAAGAATATTCTCCGCGTGCGCGCTCAATAACTGGCTTTAAAATGATTTCATCTTCAACTTCTTCAACTTCTTCATCATCTTCATCTTCAACATCGTCTTCTAACTCAAAATCAGTAGGATAACTAAAATAAACCGTATAGTTTTCAAAAGTGAAGTTGCTTTCATTACTTGTGTTTAACTGAATAACCCACCAATCATCGTCATCGTAAACCATACGAGTTTCTCTGGATGGATCATTTAATTTTTTAATGAAATTGTATGAGTTTTCTGTGTCAAGCCACTCTTGAACAGTAATAAAACCCACATAAACAACAACACCATTTCTCCAATACGGAATCAAAGTAATATCACTAATCTTGGCAATGTTTTGCTTCCAAAAGGTATTAGCAACATAACGAGGTTGTTCTTCGTACGTAACATAGCTGGGGAACTCAACGCAAGGGATCATTAAATAATTCATTTTGACTTCGAAATAATAGTTTGAAACTTAATAATAGATTGGAAATATACTTTAACTAACAAAATGAAAAGTATTTCAATTTTTTATAAATGAATACATAATTTGATGGAACTAAAAATTTTCAACCTTTAAGAAAAGTTGATCCAAACCTTTTAATTATTTATTCTTCTATATAATTCTATATTCTTCTACTTAAAGGTTTAAACGAATTGAAATGAAATGTTTGGATCAACCTTTCTTAAAGGTTGACAGGTTGAAAATATAAAAAATTGAAATCTAATTATGTTAGTTGTAATAAGTATATACTTCCCAATTAATTATTTTAAAACACAAGATGACAGAACAAAAGACAGAAATAAAAAAGGCGGTAACACTAACATTTGGAGATCAAGCAGAAAACCATAAAGGAATGGAAAAATATGGAGAGATGGCAGAATCAGGACTTTCTTATGAAGATTTATGTATAATTAGACAGTGGTTTATAAGCAATGGAGCAGTTACATATATAATTGATTTACATAATTTGTTGCCTGAAAGTGAGCGTAAAGGAAATGAAGCATGGTTTTTAATTGTAAAAAACGGGGTTAATGCGTTATTACAAGACGAAAACGCGGCAAATTTTTTAGAAAAAGAACAAGAAGCGTTAACATTAGATACAAAGGCGTATATGTATGGAAGAGTAGTAAATAAAAATGCCAGACATAACCTGTGTTTTTCAAGTGAACATTTGGAACCAGACTATGAAAAAGGAAGAGGCAGAGTTTATGCTTTTGAAGAAGTCCCTATTTTAAACGCAGTACGTGAAAAAATAGGGCAAATTGGATGTGAAAAGATAGCAAATCTACAAATAGAAGGTAATTATTATTATGATACAAGTAAATGTGGTATAGGATGGCATGGAGATAGCGAAAGAAAAATAGTAGTTGGACTGCGTTTAGGTGACAAAATCCCGCTTTGTTACCGATGGTATCAGCGTTCAAAACCAGTATCAGAAACATTAGAAATATATGATTTAGAGCACGGAGATATATATTTTATGTCAGAAAAAGCAGTAGGAACAGATTGGAAAAAAAAGATTATATATACACTTAGACATTCTGCTGGTTGTGAAAAATTTACAGGAACTGAATAATTGTATAAGTATTTGTATATTTGTAGTTAGTATTTGTAGTTGGAACCTGTTGTTTGAAATAATTTAATTAATTATTTTTTATTGAGACTTATAACTAACAAAATAAAATTGAAATACTTTTTGTTAGTTAGTTTAAATATATATACTTGTATAGATTAATTTGTTTTTATATAAATGATGTGTAATGAAGAAGTTCTTAAGTCAACATTCGATAAATATTTATTTCATCTGGTTTGTCTAGGTGAAAAAGTTCAAAATTGTATAAAAATGATGGATGAAGAAATAGATGAAGATGATAATAATGAGGGTAATATAAATATGTATAAGTTGTTTAAAAATGAATTTAAAGTGTTAGTGAAAGATATTGATGTTGTGTTTAATGAATCATTTACAAAAGATAAGTTATTTTGGGTATTAAATTTTAAAGAACGTTATTTAGACTTTAATAAGAGACATACAGATATAGCATTACGTGTAGATATATACCAGATGGAGCAAGATAATAAAGAAAATTCAATTGATATTACGGAGAATGAGGCACGATCTGATGGCGGGTTAGAGGATGAGTATCTTGGTACGGACGAAGATGAATATGAAAATGAAAGTTTGTAATAATTTTATCTATTTTACTTTTTATAAACTAACAAACTAAGAAACAAAGAAACAAATATTTTTTACTTTTGACTATTTTATTTTGAACAAACTAAGAAACAAATATTTTAACTTTTGACTTTTTAAAATTGAACAAACTAAGAAACAAATATTTTAACTTTTGACTTTTTAAAATTGAACAAACTAAGAAACAAATATTTTAACTTTTGACTTTTTAAAATTGAACAAACTAAGAAACAAATATTTTAACTGTTGACTTTTTAAAATTGAACAAACTAAGAAACAAATATTTTAACTTTTGACTTTTTAAAATTGAACAAACTAAGAAACAAAGAAACAAATAATATTTACTTTTGACTATTTTAAATTGAACAAACTAAGAAACAAATATTTTTACTTTTGACTTTTACACCTTTGGACATTTAAAATGCCGACTATAATTTTTTTAGTTACAGCAAAATATGTTTTATAAATAAAAAATTGAAATACTTTTTATAAAAAGAATATAACATATTAAAAATTATAACGCGTAAAATGACAACAATAATTACTATTACAGCAGAAGAAATTGGGACCATTGATAACAATTTTTATGATTATTCTGGTGAGGACAGAATACTTAAAAATATAATAAGCGGTGATTATGAAGTGTTCTATTCTGGACAAAACCAAGGGCGACTAGATTATCAATTAGTTGATGCTGTAAATTCTTCATCAACTTTTAGAGTTTATTATAGGAGAAAAAGTAACTCATCTTTTATGTTCTTAGGTAGCACAAATTATTCAAGTATCGTGAAGGAACGAACTATTGTCAAAGGAATTAATTCTTTACCGAACGAAAGATTACAAATAAGATTAGTAATTCCTCTCGCTAACGTAAGAGAAATAAAAATAGATACAGAGTTTGAAGGTGTTGGTAAATTCAAGAAGGCTATTTTACAACATAGTGGTTTTGATATTGATGTTAATATTAATTTAGGATTTTACACAAAAATGTAAATTAATTAAATAATTTAAAAAGTGAGGTTGTCTTTTAGACCAATATCTTTTTTTATTCGGCGTTTTAAATGTCCAAAGGTGTAAAAATTGAACAAACTAAGAAAATAAAATTGAAATACTTTTTGTTAGTATAAGTAAGAGTATATATCCTTCAAATAATAATTCTTTCAAAGATGTCTGCCATTTCACTTTGTATTCCACGTGTGTTTAATAATATTACCAAGGGCAAGGTATATGATGTATTTACACAACTAAATTTAGGTATAATTTATTCAATTGATATAGTTGATCAAACTAACAAAAAAGGAGAAAGTAGTAAGCGTGTATTTATACATTTCAGTAATTGGTATATGAATGATAATGCTCAATCTGTTTATAACAAGTTGAAGTATGGAAAAGAAATAAAGATAGTGTATGATGATCCTTGGTATTGGAAGGTAGCAATAAACAAAAGTAAAAATAAAAATGTTGTAGAGGAAGAAAGACAATATGAGCGAGAAAAATATGAGCGAGAGCAATATAATCGAGAGCAATTTGAGCGAGAAAAATATGAACGAAAAAAATATGAACGAGAGCAATATGAACAAAAAAAATATGAACGAGAGCAATATGAACAAAAAAAATATGAGCGCAGAAATAAAGAACGCGAAGATAACCCAGATATTTATGCGGATGATGAAAAGATGATTCAAAGAATGAAACCAATAAACTATAGTTTAATACATATTCCTGTGCCAAAGATGAATAAAATAAAGATTAAAAAATAGTATAGTGTTACGTGTGTTACGTAGTGTGTTACGTGTATAGTATTACTTATGTTATGTATAGTGTTACATGCTGTATTGTGTTGTATGCCTTAAATAATTATTTTTTAATGCGTAACAAAGAAATGAGTTACGTATTAAAGAAATGAGTGACGAATTGAAGAAATGAGTGACGAATTGAAGAAATGAGTGAAAAAAAAACTGGTATATTACCTTAGTTTTTTCATATACAACAAGCTAATAAACATATACTATACATTACTACAAAACAAATACTATAACCTAATAAACATATATAACATTTTATTTTAATCATCTGATTCATAATAATCATCGGGTAATGGTAAAACACTCTGGGTTTTTTCGCACCAAAGTCCGACTTCTGTTTTTGTTTCAGGACTATAAAGCACATTTTCACTGGATTTTAAATACTGGATTCCGTTATGAAATAAACGTTTTACTGTTACTTTTTTTTTCTCTTCCTGGGGTTCAACTGGTTTTTCTTTTTCTTTTTCTTTTTCTTTTTCTTGGGGTTTTTTAGATGCCTTTGCTGCCTTCTCTTGTTCTGCCTTAGCATCGCGCTCTGCCTTCTCTAACGCTTTTTGCGCTGCTTTCGCTGCTTTCTCCGCCTTCTCTTGCTCAACCTTAGCATCGCGCTCTGCTTTTTCTTGTGCTCTTAGAGCAGCTTTCTCCGCCTTCTCTTGTTCTGCCTTAGCATCGCGCTCTGCTTTTTCTTGTGCTTTTTGCGCTGCTTTCGCTGCTTTTTCCGCCTTCTCTTGCTCAACCTTAGCATCGCGCTCTGCTTTTTCTTGTGCTCTTAGAGCAGCTTTCTCCGCCTTCTCTTGCTCAACCTTAGCATCGCGCTCTGCTTTTTCTTGTGCTTTTTGCGCTGCTTTGGCTTCCTTCTCTGCCTTTTCTTGCGCTTTTTGAACCTTTTTTTCTTCAGACATATTCTCTTCACCGCTCTTCAACGTTTCTTTATTTTCTGACACATCATCACTTGTCAGTTGCGCGAATAAGTCCGTTTTTTCTTCTTCTGAATCGTCTAAAACCAGAGTTTTCTTAGACTTTTTAGATCTAGAAAACACCGCAAAATGCTCACGAGGGATTTTAATACCCTGCTTTTCCGCTTCTTCTAATACTTCTGCCTCTGAAATACCCTTCTTTTTCATATAATCTTGATAAGAAGGAGGTTTGCGACCTCTGTTATCTTCATACGAATAATAAGGGGTTTCGCAGCGACGATGTACTGTTCCGTTCTTTGGCTCGCCATTTTCTGACTCTTTACTCTCACCTAAACATGTTTTACAAAAAGTATTATCACTTACACGTACCTTTTTACATTGCGTATATAAACCCTCATTAAAAGCTATGCCATTACAACCATTTTTATCTACTGAATTGTATGTAAATGGCAGACAAAACTTTAAAACTTGGGTTTTTTCCATTTTTTTACGGATTACTGTTACGTTATCTAAACCTAGAATACGTAACTCTTCATCCGCATCAAAATTATGACGCTTGGCACAATCTAAAATACATCTCCTTGCTAAATCCTTGGAGACATTCTCGACTGTTTTCAATACTATTTCTGTTACTTCGACTGACGCGTTAAATGACATTTCTATTCTCGATTTGATCGACTATTACTCTTGGTAAATATACTTTCTTCTTATCCTAAAAAACTTTTTCAATTTTTTTAAAACCTTTGGAAAACATTTTTCTACCTTTAATACTCATTTCTACACCTTTGGAAAGATGTATCCAACCCTTTTAAACCTTTGAACTAAAAATTTTATTCTTCAACCTATACACCTTTGAAAAGGTGTAGCCAAACATTTCAACCTATACACCTGTCAACCTTTAAGAAAGGTTGATCCAAACCTGTCAACTCAAACACCTTTTAGTGCTCGTACTCGTACTCGCTATATAGTACTCGTACTCGCTATCGCGCTCGCATAACTTATTTTTAGTTATTTCATTTTTACCTAACGTTGAAACTTGAAAATGTATAAGATATGAGTATTTTATGTTTGGATCAACTTTTACAAAGGTTGAAAAAAATTGAAATTACTTTTACTTTATTATATGTTTGTATATTCACTACTCAGTAGTTACTCTTTACTCTTTTAAAGACTTATTTATTTCAACCATGGACACACAAAATAACGATTTGACTGAAGTTTTACAACGAAGAAATAACGATTTGCCTGATATTATTGATCAATACGAAAACCAAGAACAAGACCAACGACAACTTGAAGAAGACCAAATTGTTAATGCGTTTTACTCTGATATGTATGAAGAAAGGCGACATATCGATTTATATGGTACTCCATATAGAGGCAATATTTTAAATTTTAGAACTTATCAAGCAGGTCAACACCAAGAACAAAACCAAGAACAAGACCAAGAACAAGACCAAGAACTAGACCAAGAAAACTCTATTACTCATATTATTCAACTTGACTTTGAAGCAGATGTTGATAACCAACAACTTGACTTTGATGAAGTTGTTGCTAACCAACTTTTAGTAAATAATGTTATTGAAAATGAACACGACGACTTACTACAATATATATATAACAATGACGAAGAATTTGACGACAACGAAGTAATTCCTTATGATACACCTATTGAATCTGATGCGCCTTTCTATGCTGATTAATTAATTACCACTTCTATACTTATTTGTTAGTTAGACTTTCTGTATGCTTATCCTTAATCTAATTAAAGGTTTAAACCCTTTTTTTTCAAATACACTTTTTTCTATTCACTTTGTTTAAACCTCTATATGCGTACTCGTACTCGTACTCTATGTCAAGTACTCGTACTCTAAACGACGCGAGACATTGCCAACTTATTTTTAGTTATTTTATTTTTGCCTCATTATTTAAAAAAATTGAAATACTTTTACTTTATTATATGTTTGTATATTTACTACTCAGTAGTTGCTTTACTCTTTAAGACTTATTTCTACAATGGATCAACTTAACAAACATACCAATATCATTACCCAAATTTTAACATTTATTTTACCTGACGATGCTAATGCGTTATATCAAACATCTAAAGGTTCAAAACTTATGTTTCAAAATGTTACTCAATACTGCAAATTAAATGAATTAAAAGAACCACAATTACCACCATTTCTTTTACCACCTTCAATGTATGTAAACGGAAGACGATTCGAATATCCCAAAAACACAACCTATTCGCCACCAACTATTCTATTTGTTAATAAAGCACGCACAATTTATGATAGTAAAACACGCACAGAATACAAGTTTACCAAAGAAGGATTTATATCTACACACAAAAATAGTCCGTATAGAGATTGTGGACCTCCTAGTATTTATCATAACGAACGCAAATGGAATTAAAATTATTTATTAATTACTTACTTATTTGTTAGTTAGACTTTCTGTATGCTTATACTTAATCTAATAAAAGGTTTAAACCCTTTTTTCTATTCACTTCGTTTAACCCTTTAAGAAAGGTTGATCTAAATACACCTTTTTCTATTCAGTTCTCCAACTTATTTTTAGTTATTTTATTTTTGCCTCATATATTTAAAAAATTGAAATACTTTTACTTTATTACATGTTTGTATATTTACTCTAGCAATTATTACCTTTTAAAGTTTCTTCAACAATGACCTCTCTCGTTTCAAAAATTACCGCTTGTTTTAAAATCAAACAGTTTGATATTGTTGAATATATCAACTCATTACCATCGGATACCACTGAAATTAATGTATGTGATCTTAAATTAACCTTTCTTCCAGATTTATCAAGATTTGACAAGTTGACAAATTTGATTTGTTCAAATAATAATTTGACTTCATTACCACCTTTAAATAAGTCATTAGAATATTTAGATTGTTCTTTTAATAAACTAACAAAATTACCACAATTAAACACAAATCTTAGACGTTTAGATTGTGATCACAATTTATTAACTGATTTACCATATTTAAACAATATTACAGTATTAAATTGTGTAAATAATCCAATGCCTCGTTTACCGGCATTAAATACTAAACTAACATATATTAATTGCGATTTGCTTTGTTCTTTCATTTTGTATTCGAATAAAATAAAAATACTTATGAAGTTTCGGTTCACATTTTATTGTTTAAAATTAAAAAATAAATTCAAAAAATGGCTTTGGGAAAAAGTAAGAGAACCAAAAGTTATGCTAAAATTTCATCCAACTCATTTGAACGCGTTAAAAGATAATGATAATTTAGAAGTGTTTTTAGAAGATTGGATCAAAGAATAATTATATTACTGTTTATTTGTTAGTTAGACATACTGTATGCTTATCAATAATCTAATAAAAGGTTTAAACCCTTTTTTTCATTTACTTCGTTTATAAAAGGTTGATCCAAATTTTTAAATATTTTTAGTTATTTCATTTTAACCTTATATATTAAAAAAATTGAAATACTTTTCTTCCATTATATCTTAAGTATATTTACTACTCAGTAGTCTCTTTACTCTTTACTCTTTAAGACTTATTTATCAACAATGACTTCATCATTTTGTGGAATAAAAATAATTGAAGATTTCCAAGAAGAAATGACTTGTGTTAAGGAAAGGTTTAATGATATTTGTTATTCTCCAATTATTGATTGTTTAACAGAAAATAATACTTTTTATTTGATAAAAAATTGTGTATTATATTCTGTATTATTAATACCAGATTATAATTATAAAATTTACAATTATTATATTAGCAATTATTACATGTTTTATAAAAATGATAAATTTATATTTCAAATTCATGGAATACATCTTTGTGATCAAAATTTTGAACAAAATTTGAAATTATTGATGAAAATGTAGATATTGATATAAATAATGTATGCTTAAGTAGATATTTGTAGACACTTATCGTAATCAAATACCTTATTATTTGTTAGTTAGACATTCTGTATGCTTATCAATAATCTAATAAAAGGTTTAAACCCTTTTTTTCATTTACTTCATTTAAACCTTTTTAAAGGTTGAGAAAAAATTGAAATTTATTTTGATATACAATTAATATTATATAATTATATACAATACAATATGCCGACCATTGCTAACAAATCAGGTAAAATCGTTCATAAAAAGGCGCCGGAAATTAGTAAACCACCACCTCAAATACCTCAAACAAATTGGATTGAACATACAAAAAAATTTGCAACAACAAATAATAAATCATTTGGAGAATCATTATCAAATGTAAATAATCGTTGTCAATATTATGATACAATGATTGATCGTAATAAATATAACAGAGGTCCAAACTTACTTCAACCAGATCATCCGGCAATGCACCCGTTTATTCCAAATTTAACAGCAGCAGATAAAAAAATAAAAGATGAAATACTTATACAAACCAAAAGAAGTATGTGCGGTAAAAAAACGAATTTTAAAAAATAATAAAAACTGAATATTATTATATTATTTACTGTTAATTTGTGCTTATATTTAAATTAATATTTTTTTATATTATGATTAATATTTATTTAACATAATAAATTTTTTATATATATATATTTATATAAATGATAAATAAATATGTTAGTGTGTTTTTAATAATAATATGTATGATAATTTTAGCATATTTTTATAATAAAATAAATGAAAGTTTTCAAAATTCGGTTCATCAAGCATACAAAAAATGTAACCAAATAACTAATTGTAAACAGTGTATTGATACAATGACATCGCAAGATGGTATATGTTATTGGTGTGATGGAAAATGTACTGCGTCTGCTAACTATTATGAAGGTTGTAGTTCAAGTTTTAAAAATTGTAACACTCCAATAAATCCTAATCCAAATCCTAATCCAAATCCAAATCCTAATCCAAATCCTAATCCAAATCCTAATCCAAATCCTAATCCAAATACTAATCCAAATCCTAATCCAAATCCTACTTGTCCAACTTGTAAAACATGTCCTATTTGTCCAAAATTAATAAAATTAAAGAATAATACTTATATAACATCCCAGTAATTATTTATTATATTAAATTTAAAAAAATATTAAATATAAATTATTAAAACAAATTATGTATTGCTCAAAATATAAAAGAAAAAATACATTTCAACAAAGACTGAATGAATCTAATCGTGTTTTAAGTAAATATCCTGATAGACTTCCGATATTTTGTGAAAGGTTAAATGGTCAACACGATTTACCTGATATTGATAAAAACAAATATCTTGTTCCATACGATATCACATTAGGACAATTTATGTATATTATAAAAAAACGATTGAAATTACAACCGGATGAAGCGATATTTCTATTTGTAAATAATAAAATGATGTCAATTAGTCAAACAATTATGAATATTTACTATTATGAAAAAGACCCCGATGGATTTTTATATATTAAATATTCAAAAGAAAGCATATTTGGATAAAAAATATTAAATTATAAAATTATTAAATAATATGTACTTTATTCATAATCATATACAAAGAAGGTGTGGTTTGCTGATTTTTTTATTTTCATTGGATATTCAATAACAGATCTAACAAAATGAGTTGCTGTGTAAGTATTTGGTAAAAGTGGTATTATAAGGTCTTCAACATTACGCATTTCTTCTAACAATATATTAATTATTCTTTTTTTTTCATCAACACTTTTATCATAATTTCTTTTTAGAAATAATAATTCATTATCAATATCATTGTACATTCTTTGTATTGATTCATATATAACAACTATTAATTTATTACAACTTTCATTGTTTATATAAACAATAGGTAAATATTCTCGGTACATAAACCAAAGTTCTGTCAAATTTCTCATTTTATTATATTTATGCGTTGTAGCATTTACATCTTTTACTTTACGATCAAGTAAACTACAAAACCAAGAGTGGTATTTATGAGGTTTTTTACGGTAATCCATATTATTATCTTTAATTAATAACATTATAAAATACTTATAATTTTATTTCAATTTTTTATTTATATGAAATAAAATTGGCCATTCTTTGAAATAATTCTTTTTGTTCTCTTTCTAAAACAATAATTCTAAATACAATCAAGTCTCTTATTTCTAATATTTCTTCTGCTTGATCCAGTAAAAGTAAAATATGCCATTTATTATCTAAAAAGTTATCATATTGTTTTTCCTTTTTCTTTAAATCGTTTATGTTTGTAATTTTTTCTATATCTTCTTTTGAAATGTATTTAGGACTGTCTGGAATATCATAAGGGCACTTTATTGTTTTAGGACTGATAACTCGAAAGGTTTCCATTTTATAAAACAAACAAATTTAACAATCTTTCAATTTTAAAAATAATATATCATATTCTATGAATAAAAAAGTATTTCAATTTTATTTACTTATTTAATAGGTTGGATCTGCTGGCATTATGTGTTCAAAATCAGCAACACTTGGTGGTTCATTGTATTCTTCAATAATTTCTAATACCAAACTGAATAAACTTCTAGATACATTTTCATAATCTTGATAATAAGTACCCCATCTACTATGTTCTAAAAATAAATGTAATTTTATCATGTCTTCCATTGTGTAACCTCGTTCTTGTAATATTTTAATTATTAGTCCAGATTCAGGAACAATATAATTATTTTCTCTTCTTAAACTATCAACCGCATACTCATTATTGACATAATTATTATTTCTATGTTCCACATACGAATTTTCATCGGAACCATCATCATAAGTAACAGAATTCACATACGAATTATCATCAGAATCGTCATCAGAATCGTCATCAGAATCGTCATCAGAATCCGAATCCGAAAAATCTTGTAAAACAGCCATAACATTTCGACAAAATGGACAACCAAATCCATTAAATGTTATATTTGTCATTAGGCATTTACAGTGAAATGTATGACCACACTCAGTAACAACTTTATTTGAAACACCTATAATATTTTCTAAACAAATAGAACACTCACAATCTAAACTAAATAAATCAATAATTTGTTCGGACATATTATAACAACTATTTGATAACTTTAAATTTATATAGATTAATATACTTCAGTTCAAATAAAAAAGTAATTCAATTTTTTATTTAAAAATAAAATACAATAAAAATACAAAAACCAACAAAAATATTTATTATGTATTATTAATAATCATGTACGTTTCTCCAACCTTAACATATTTTGCGATCACCTTTGGATTTACCTTTGATTGCATAATATCTTCCACTTGATACACATTGAATTCTTTATCAATATAATATATAATGCCTTGAATATCTTGTGCCCACACTTCTATTTTATATCCTTCAGATTTAGGTTCATCTTCTTGATCGCAAGTTCCGTGTGGAGTTCCTTTAAGATGTGTTCCACAAAATATGATGGTTTCATCTTTTCGTCGTCGAGTACATTGTTCACCATTTGCTCTTTTAGCACAACAACGATCTGATAAATGAACTATATTTTTTACTCTTTTTCTTTTCATAAAATCTTCTTTTGTCAATGAAAATCTTTCATAATCAAAAATATATTGAACTAATTGATGTAATGTACTATCATTAGTACCCAATTCGAGCGCTTTTTCTTTTACATTTTCTTTAAATTCAGATAAATAACTATCTACTTTTTTGTTAATACGACGTTCCATTAAGTTCTTTATATAGTTTTAATGATAATATATATTTAATTCAATTTTTTATATATATTATAAAACATATTAAAGACAAAACTACAGGGTTTTTTTCGATTGTGTTACATTGGGATATTCTCTTGGTAATATAAATGATGATATCAATAAAAAAACATAAAAGGATAAATATGATCCATATACATCTATACCAATACCAAAAAAATTGAGTATTTTTGTTAGACCATAAATTAGTATTATTGATATTCCTAATGTAGTTATTATTGAACTTGATGACATTATATTATTATTATAGAAATTAATAATTTTATTTTATATTATTTTATTTTATTCAATATTATATTTATTTAATTCACTTTTATCTATTTTATGATATGATAAACATACAGAACTATTTATATATTTTAACAGTATATCCGGTTTAAAATTATCTTCATTTGAATAACATATGATTATACATTGTTCTGGATATTTAGATTCAATTACTTCATCATTCAGTGTAAAAATATCTTTATCTTCAAAATACATTTTTCCTTCTGTAAATAGAGCATATCTATTTAACCAATCTTTATTTTTAATAGCACTTGACATTGATCTATTAAAAAAATAATATTCTCTACAATTATCATATATTTTTGTTTTCACATTTCCAAATATTGATTTAAATTCAGATGCTTTTTTTTCATCACCCGTATAAACAACATCTGGCAGTATATAATATTTGTTAGTTGTAATATTTTGTAACTGACCTATTTCTCGAATATTTGTAAATAATTTTATAACATTTATATCAATATCTATATTTAAAACTTGTTGATTATTTATTATTTCACTTGGTAATACAACCCAATTAGTTGTTTGTCGCATAAAATTTATACCACATAAATCTATACCAGTTATATTTACCAATGCGTAACTTGTTAATTGATCATTATCAAAAATAATACCTTTATACATATCTTCGTGAATTATATATTCACATTTTAAAACATCAAGACATGTTTTTATTTTTTCTAAAACTAAATCCTTTATATTATTGCTTTGAGATTTTCTTATAAATGTATATGGAAATATTAATTGTTCTTTCACTATATTATTACAATATGGCACCTTTTCCATCATAAATTGTAAAAATGGATATTTGTATCTTGTTTCAATATTATAACAAATAATGTTCAAAATACATTTTCCTTCTTCATCAACAATATCACCAAATGTTATATTATTATTTACTCTTTCTTCCAATAAATATTTATACTCCATTATTGAATATAAATATTTTTATTTAAATTAATATTTATTTAGTAATACTATTTATCTATTTTTCTCTTAATTTCATCCTTCACAACATTTATTCTATTATCTAATACTTTTTTTGTTAGTTCCTTTGCCAATTCTGGTTGATCTTTATAATATTCTTCTAATTGACTCAATAAAAACTTTCCAGATATTGTTCGTTTCGATTTTTTTTGTTTATATATTAAAGCTCCTCCGTTTATATCAAAACAATCAATATTATTTGATTTCATTACATTAACTAACGATTCGGTTAATTCTTTTTTTTTTGTAGTTTTTTGTTTAACTTGTGTCTTCAAGTTTATTATTTCATTGTCTATTTTAATCCACTCTTTAATATATACAATCAAGTCATCTTTTTTTAAATTTGTTTTTTGTTTTTGGACTTCTTTATTTTGCTCTTCTTTTATTTGAACTTCTTCTATATTATTAATTTTTTCCTGAGACATATCAATAATTAATAATTATATATATATTTAAATATTAATTAATATATTTATATAATTTATATATTATATATAACAATTAGGTTTATTTTAAACTATGACGTTTACATAACACATTATCTTTGTCTATTATATTTTTACAACCACATATATTTCCTTTATTTGGTCCTGTTTTTAAAATAGCTTTACATACTAACAAATTCTTAACATCGTCTTCAGGCACATAAGGTTGAATTACATTTATATTATTTTTTTCAATCCTATTTTTAAGTGGAAGTCTTTTTAATTTTGATAATCCTTTTAATTCTCTTTCAACATTTATTTCTTCCAATAATTTATTTTCTTTAATAAGTTTGTCTTCTTTTTCTTTTTGTAAAACCATTTTTTTTTCATATAATTTTATTTTCTCAGCTTGTTTATGTTTACTTAAACCTTTTTTATAATGATATCTACAATATGATAATTGTGTGTTAGGAATTGTTGTTGAATAATTACTTTTACATAAATCTCCAAAATTATTAATTTTTTCACAGCAATCTCCAAACTTAAAACAAACACCGTACATTTCAAATGTATAACCAATATCAATATTAGATTGAATAATTGTTAAATTATTATTATTATCATTTATGTATTCTTCATTTACTAGTTCTTCATTTACACTGTTAATACCGTATATTTCTTGTAATCCAAACTCTTCATAATATGGTAATATTGTAAATTGAATATTTCTACAATAAGGGCATTTTATAAAATAATCTATATCTAATTCGCGAATCTTTAGTAATTGTTTTTTTGTTAGTATATTAGGATTATATGTATTAAATACACATTTTTGTTTATAAATTTCTTTATATAATGCTGTATAATTAAAGGTATGTTTACATTCCAATGTAATATATTTATTGGTTAATGGTAAACCAGTTATTTGACATACGCTTTCTTCATTATCACTATCTTCATCTAAAAGTTTATATAATTCCGCATTAAAATCAATATTTCCTTCAATAATATATTTGGACATATACATATATTTTACATTATATCTTTAAATTTTTTTTATTTAGATAGTTATATATGTCACCTAGTTATTGGGGTCCTAGCACTTGGATATTTATGCATACTTTAGCCGCCAAAATAAAAGAAAGCAGTTTTCCTTCAGTTGGTCCAAGTTTGATTATGTTTTTAATACAAATATGTAATAATTTACCCTGTCCCGAATGTTCAGAACACGCCAAACTATTTTGGGCAAAGGTTAAAACAACCAATATAAATAATAAAACTGACCTTATCAATTTATTGTTTGTATTTCATAACATGGTTAATAAAAGAAAACAAATAAAAGCATTTAAATATGATGATTTAAAATATTACGAACATAAAAATCTTATTGTGACGTATAATACATTTTCTAAAAATTTCAATACTCGAGGTAATATGAGTTTAATAAACGAATCTTTTCGCAGAAATATGATGCTCGCTTCTTTAAGAAAATGGATTATGGCAAATATTATTCATTTTGATAAATAAAAAATACTTTTTACATATTACCAACCAAAGTACCATCTTTATAAACTTTACATTTAAATTGTTGTTTTGAAGGCATTGAGCAAACTTCTTTATTATTATTTATTTCATTAATATATAAATATACTTTTAATTGCGAACCATACATTATTAACCCTGCGATTACACCTCCTAAAAACATACCGCTTAATATATTTCCCAATACAATTTTACTAAAATTTACAGGTATACATAATAGTTTATTTTTAATAAATATATCTATTCCAATATAACAAATAAAAAATGCCAGAACACCATAATTTATTACATTAACGTTATTTTGTACCGAAATCATAAACATAGGAACCATAAAATACATCATAGTAAATGTTAGTATGTATGTACTATATAATACATCTTTTGGAATAAATATTTCTGACAATCCTGTTAAACATTTATTTGGTATTGAATCATTTGTTGTTCCACTTAATTTAAATACTATTATGCGTATAAATGTAATTATAAATATACATACAAAAAAGGCAAATGCTTTAATTATTGATGATGTTAGTATTGAAAAAAAAATAACACCAACACAAATTATTATTGGAGAATAAAATGATAAAGAGTAAAATATGTTCATTGTATTTGATAAAAGTGGATTATGTTGAGAATTTTGTTTTATTTGATCCATATACTATTTTATAATATTATATTTAATTATTTACTAATATTATTTCCAATGCTTCTTTTACATTTGATATTGGATAAAATTTTACACCATTTAAAATATCCGTATTTTTATATTTATCTAAAAATTCATTATAATCTTTTTCGTTTTCTTTTGGAAAAATAAAAGAGGTGACATTTGATTTCAAAGAACCAAGTATTTTATAATTTAATCCTCCAATTGCGGTTACTTCTCCAGACATCTGAATTTCTCCAGTTATACCGAAATTTGATTTAATAGGAATATCGTTTAACAAACTGAACAAAGCACATGTAATTGCGCATCCTCCGCTAGGGCCGTCTTTTGAAACAGCATTATCGCCAGTATGTATGTTTATACCGCATTTGTTAGGTTCAACATCGTATTTTTGTCTTAATATATTTTGTTGATTTAAAGGAGTTAAATTCCAAGCGACAGTTAAAGATACATGCATACTTTCTCTCATGACATCTTGTTGTAATCCTGTTAATTTTAAATCTAAAAATTTATCAGATGGAAAATATTTGGCATGTATTGGTAATGTACCTCCAGTTCCTAAACTAGTTGCATACATTCCATTGACAAATCCTATTTCATTAATATTACTTACATTTCTTATTAATATTTCTTGTTTATCTTTAAAATACTTTGTTTTTATATCTTTAATTGTTATATTGATTGGTATTTCATATTCAGTATCAAAATTCTTTAAAATTTCTAAATTTATTTCACCAACAATTTCAAATAATATTTCCTTTAATTTTCTTACACCAGGTTCTAATGTATATTCATCTATTATAAATTTTAACACATCATTTGTAAAATGTATCATATTATTTAAACCCATTTTATCATATACTTCTGGCAAAATATGACTATTTGAAATTACGATTTTTTCTTCTAATGATAAACTTTTAAATTTTACACGGTGAATACGATCCAATAAAATCTTATCAATCAATTCAGCATCATTATACGATAAAATAAATAATGCTTTTGATAAGTCCAAATCTATTCCTGAAAAATATTTATCTTGAAAACAATCATTTTGAGACGGATCTAATAAATGCGTTAAAATACCTACTATTTCCTTACCATGTTCAGTTTTCGATATTTTATCAATCTCATCAATAAATATAATCGGATTCATACATTTTTTATCAATAAGTATTTGAACAATAGACCCCCATGTAGATCCAACATAAGTATAATTGTGCCCATGCAAACTTGAACCATTTGCGTCACCACCCATCTGTATCATTGCAAATGGACGCGATATTCCATATTCATCCTTTAAACAATCTGACAATCCTTTTTTCGCTAATGTAGTCTTACCAGTACCAGGAGGACCTTCAAAACCAAAACAATATCCGTCTTGTTTTCCATTTATCCATTGACCTATAATTCGTTCTATTTGTTTCTTCGCATTATTATGACCGTGCACTGACTTATCTAATATAGACTTTACATTTTTCATGTAACTATTTATCTCACCATATTTTGTTTCAATCTCTTGTATATTATTTGGTGTTGAACTAACATTCATTTTAATATCAAATAAATCAGTTAATAATTTATCATCCATTTTGTTAGTTTGAACAAACAATATAATATCATTTTGTCTTTCAACTATATTTCTATTACTCAATTTTAATTTATTATCGGTTAATTCATTTTTCATAATCGCATCATTTATTCTTTTAACACAAAGTTTTAATTCACTTGACGACATTATTTTTATTTTATCATCAATTATATTTACAATATCAAACTCTTTTTGTAATTTTTGTTTAAATTCTTTTAATGTGTTTAATATTTCCAAACTTGTATAATTCTCTTTTATTGGTATGTTAGTTATATTATTTGTTTGTATGATATTTATAAATTTTAATTTAATTTCAGCCATAATATCTAATATTGTCTCTCGTTTATAAACATTAAATGGTATTTTTAATAAACCATCTAAATATTGTCTCGCTTTTGATCCTGAATCTTCCGATTTTGATTTTATTTCTTTTAATTTTTGCATTGCTTTTTCCTTGACTGAATCAGTTACCTTCAATAAACAAATTTGTTGTTCTAATGGTATTTTTTGTATATCAAAATTAGACAAATCATTTGTATATTGTATAGTACTTTTCATAGCATCTTTAAAATACTGTTTTATTGACCACGGAAAACTATCAAATAAACTTGTTTGTTCTTGAGTATCAATTATGCCATTTATATCATTCGATAAAAGATCATATAATAAATAAGCCAAATATTGATTATCATATTTATCTATTTTAACTAACAACTGAATTATTGTATTTCTTTTTATATATAAATCAGACGAAACAAATTCTTTAACAACCTGTGCTATAGGTTTTTGTCCAATAATATTTAAATTACTCAAATAACCAGAATATTTTAAATATATTTCATGTGGTTCCGAAATCAAATAATCTTTTAAATTAAGCGACTGTATATATCGATTAAATGTTTCGCATTGAAATTCCGGTGTTTGAGGTGCGTTTGTTTTTATTGCTTGAAACTTTAAATTAATATATTTATTGCTTAAAAAATCAATCATAATATCATCTACAATGCCAGTAATTATTATACTTTTTTTATGTTGAGGATTATGAATAATAAATTGAATACCGTATACTTTTAAATAAAATGACTTTATTTTTATATTTATGTCGGTGCTGTCTAAATTTTTAGATTTATCATTAAATATACAATCATCATTTTTTGTCTCCTTTTCTCCTTCATTTTTTTTTTGACCAAGTATTTTATAACTTGTTGGATGAAAGTATTTTTTTAATAATTCAAATTTATGTTTATCCATATCTGAAATCGTATAAGTATTTACAGAGTTGTTTCCAAAACATATCCATAATAAATCTTCAAATGAATTTGTTCCAAAAGTTTTAAATAAACTTGATAATTCATTATTTACAAGTTGAAGTGTGTTTATAATATTATCCGTGTTGCTTTTTTTATTAATATCACAAATACATTTTATTTTTTTACTTAATTCAATAAGCAAATTAACACTAGTATTCAATTCACTTGCACAAATTATATCCAAATTTTTACATTTTTGAACATGCAAAATGGTTGTTTGAATAACATCTTGAAAAAATAATATTTTTTTTTCAATTAACAATATTATCTCTTGTGTTGGTTTTTTTACAGAGTTTTTCTTCAAATGTATGTTTTTTTCACTCATTTATAATATATATATATATAATTAAATTAGCATTTATACTTAAGTAAATTATTATTTGTCTTTAATAAAACAATATTAAACAGACCATAATATAGTAATATATCATTATGGGAATCCCAAATTATTTCAGTTTTGTCGTTAAAAATTATCCACATATTATTAAAAAATATGTAAAAGATATTCTAAAGGTTGACAATCTTTATTTAGATTGTAATTCGATAATTTATGATACTTACAGCAAATTAGATGTTAGTAAACTAACAGAAACAATTGGTATAAGTATTATAAAATCCGTTATTTCAAAAATTGAAGAATATATTTCTATTATTCAACCGTCAAAAATGGTTATTATTGCGTTTGACGGTGTAGCGCCGGTTGCTAAATTGGAGCAACAACGTTCTCGTCGTTATAAATCTTGGTATCAAAATGAAATTTCTCGTATTATTTTTAAAAAAGAAACAAGTGACGCTTGGAATACCGCTGCTATCACTCCTGGAACAAAATTTATGTCTCAATTAAATCATAAAATAACGGAACACTTTAAAAAATATCGGAATGGATCTGATAACATTCAACCCGAGATAATTGTATCAGGTTCAAATAAAGTGGGTGAAGGCGAACATAAATTATTTTCATATATTCGTTCCAATTTAGAAAAACATAGCAACGAAACTACTGTTATTTATGGATTAGATGCGGACTTGATTATGCTCTCTATTAATCATTTACCGATATCTCCTAATATTTATTTATTTAGAGAAACTCCCCATTTTATAAAAACAATAGATAATTCATTAGAACCAAACTCAAATTATTTTATTGATATACCAGAATTCACCAAATCACTTACATTGTATTTAAATAACGATACAGAACTAACAACAGAACAACAAAAAAACAAAATATACGATTATATATTTCTATGTTTTTTTTTAGGAAATGATTTTTTACCTCATTTTCCAGCAATAAATATAAGAACTGGAGGTGTTGATAAAATGATGAATGCGTATAAAGCAACTATTGGAGACCGAAATCTTAATTTAACTGATGGAAAAACCATTTATTGGGAAAATGTTAGGAAATTAGTGCAATTCTTAGCAAGTCAAGAAGAAGAATTTATTATCAAAGAGCATTGTTCACGTAATAAAAAAGAACGATATAAGTTGCCTGATGAAACACCTGAAGAGAAATTTAAAAAGTTTGAGGCAACCCCAGGGTTCGAAAGAGAGATGGAACATTTTATAAATCCTGTGAAACCATCATGGCAATCGAGATATTACCAAGGGTTATTTGGGTTTAAATATGATGAAAACGAAGACAATGATGAAAACGAAACCTTAAAACGCGAAATTTCCATAAATTATTTACAAGGACTTGAATGGACAATGAAATATTACACTACTGGGTGTCCAGATTGGCGTTGGAAATATAAATATAACTACCCGCCACTGCTTCAAGATTTAATTAAACATATTCCTCTATTTAACACAGAATTTGTGCCTTATCGTAATCCAAATCCGGTATCAGAATTAGTTCAGTTATGTTATGTATTGCCTAGAGCATCATTACCTTTATTACCAAAGAAATTATTTATTCCACTTGTTATTAAATATGAACATTGGTACAAAAGTAATTGTGATTTTGTATGGGCTTATTGTAGATATTTTTGGGAATCCCATGTTGATATGAATGAAATAGATATTGATGAATTAGAGAATTTTATTGACGATAATAAGCATCTTTTATCGTAACAAATGAGAAATATAATATTGTTACCATTTATCGTAATAAATATATTGATTATAAAATGGCGAAACTTTCAATCACAAAAAAAATCCTAAAAGCCAATTGGGTTTTCATTTTTGGACATTTATAAATGTCCAATTTTAGAAACCTTGGGGTATGTTTCCAAAAAAACTTCGAGAAAGTGGTTTGTGAGCATAATGCTCTAAAATCATTTTTCTTTGAAAAAAACTGTGATGCTAATTTTTTATATATTTTATGAAAACAATTTAGGAACTTTTTTATATATGATAATTATAGGAACCATGGATAATGTCCAAAATATGAAAAAATTTGTATGTGAAAAATGTAACTACAATACATCACGCGAAAGTCAATGGAAACGACATATTTTAACAATTAAACATAAGTTGGATAATATTACTCCGCCGGCGGATAATTTGGAAAAAGTCGTTGTCAAAAATAACTTTATATGCGTTTGTGGTAAGGTATATTCTTATGTAAATGGTCTTTATAAGCATAAGAAAAAATGCTATATGTACAATAATATACCTTGTAATACTCAACCGACAAATAAAATGACAGATAAAGAAATAATTATGATGCTTATTAAAGACAATAATGAGTTCAAAAATAATTTATTTGCCAGTTTACAAGAGAACCAAAAATATATGATGGATATTATTAAAAACGGCACCCAAAACAATAATACAATTAATAATAATAATAATAATTGTGGTAATACTAACAAAACATTTAATTTACAAGTATTTTTAAACGAAACATGTAAAGACGCAATCAATATGAGTGATTTTGTAGACCAACTTCAAGTATCTATATCCGATCTTGAAACCACTGGAAAAATAGGATATGCAGAAGGAATTAGCAAAGTGTTTATTAAGAAATTGGATGAAATGAATTATACAGATAGACCAATACACTGCAGTGATTCTAAAAGAGAAATATTATATATCAAAGAAAATAATCTTTGGTCAAAAGATGATGAACAGAAAACGAATTTAACAAGAGCAATAAAAAATATTGCGAACAAAAATATAAAACAAATAAGTGAGTGGCAAAAACAACATCCAGATTTTTTAAACCCCAATTCAAAAGAAAGTGATAAGTATATGAAAATAGTATTAAATTCAATGTCAGGTTCAACAGTAGAAGAATCCGATAAAAATTATGAAAAAATTGCCAGAAATGTTATCAAAAAGGTGGTTATTGAAAAATAATATATTATTTATTAACATCTAATATATTATTTTTTGCTTTTTCTAGATCTTCTATGTTGTTTATATCGTTTGTGTCTTCTGGTTCTTTTATATATTTTGGATCGTTTATGTCTTCTAGTTTTAATTGTTCTTGTTTTTCTACTTTTTTTATGTTTTTTACCTCCTTCAATCTTTATTTTATCATCTTTTTCATCATTTTCTTCCCCATTTTGAAGTCTTAATATGTTTCGTGGATTTTTTAAACTTGAGATATCTTCATCTACACTGTCTTCTTCAAAATATATTGTCATTAATTTATATACGGGGTCAAGATCATCATTTGTAAATAAATGTGGTCGACTTTTAAATAAAAACATTATCATATTATGTATTATATCATTTCTCAAAGAATGATTTTTAACTAAAAAATCAATACAACTTATAATATATTCTTGCATTTCTTGTTTATTTTGTTCAATTGTTTCTTCGGGAGTTGTCCCATAATTAATTAGTCCTGAAGTTGGATCAGTTATTTTTGCATGAAATAAATCAATAAATATTTCAGTTAATTTTTGTAATGCTTCATCATTTTTATCTACATTGTATTTTGAAAAATAAATTTTAACACTTTCTTCAACTATTGGTTTAAAATTATTTTTAATTTTTTCCCAATCAGCAGTTGGTATTTTTTTATATATAAATTTTTGGTAAATCAAATATAATATAAACTGAAAAAAACTGTATATTGTAGTTGAAATTAATATTTGTTCCTGTATTAATCCAATTATATCAGTAATATTTTTAATAAAACCTGAAATAGATGAAATAGCATAAGACGTCTCCGTTGGTGCTTTAATCATTATTTTAGACCAATTATCAACAATACTTTTAAGTAATGTGATTTTTGCGCGAGTAATATCGACGGTTGATGATTCACCTGACAAATAACCCGTAATGCCATTTTTTAATGTTTTATAAAATGATGTTGATTCTAATTGTTGTGGTTCTTTTAATATTTGATCTTGAAAAGTTTTAAATATTTGGTTCACTTCTTCGAGTATTTTTTTTTTTTCTTGAAAATAAATTTCAACCTTTTTATACACTTCATTATTATACAGTAACTCTTCTATTTGACTTTGACGAAATTCAAAAAAATAATTCATAAAATGACGATAAATATGTAAAATACTCATTATTGGTTTATTTAAATCTATTAAAGTTAATATATCTATATTTTCGTCTGGTATATCTAATTGTGATGGAATATACAATTGTGAGTCTTTTAAATCAACTATTTTTGTAGCAAATGATTCAATAAGTACTAAATCAGTGCTTGTTTCTGGAGTATTACCTGAATATTTCTTATTATACTCTTGTATTAATTCTAATAAATTATCAACATCTCCCACAATATCAGGAGATGGAAAATTTTCACTCAAAAAAATTAATTTATCTACAGATTGTGACATAATCAACCATTTAGCTTCCATTGTATTTTGATATAAATAAAAAAGAGCTCTAAGACCTGAAGCAATTGAAAGAATTGAAATTAATAAAAATAAATATCTATAAATCATATATATACCTCTATTAGCTCTTACGTGTGTTGTTGGTGTATGAACTGATACTGGTTCATCTTCTAATTTTTTCATTAAATTATTTATTTTTTCTTTTTTTGTTCCACCATATTGCTTTGAGGTTGATGTTTTAGATACAGCGCTAATTTCTATATCACCATTTGTATTTATACTTATATTATCATTATTTATACAAAATAATACGATAGCAATTTTAATAATTGTTATATCAATATCAGATACTGATAACTGAGATATTGATAAGTCAGTATCTGTAAATAATCCAAAGACAACTTGATCATCAATTATAAAACCATTTATTATATATTCTAAAAGTCTTTCACATGTATAAATTAATTTCTCATTTTCCATAATTATATATAAATGATAATATTATTTTCTAAATATATTTATAAATGTCAGTTTCCAAAACAGAAAAAACAATAATTTCCTATTTTCAAAGTAGAAATCATTTTACAAAGTTATTAGAAAAAAATCCAGGTTTAGTAATAGTGAAATTGGGAGCTTCTTGGTGCGGACCTTGTAAAACAATTAAACCAGTTGTAGATGCTTTTTTCGCTTCTTCACCAGATAATGTGATTTGCTGTGATATTGATGTGGATGAATCATTTGATTTATATGCATATTTGAAAAGTAAAAAAATGGTAAATGGTATTCCAGTTATATTATGTTATAAGAGAGATAATACCAGTTTTATTCCAGATGACTCAATAACAGGATCAGATCCGGTTCAATTAGACGCTTTTTTTAAACGATGTGGATTACATTTATTATCAATAATAAAAAAATAGAATATGTTATAATTACACCGACCAAAAAGAAAAATGAGACAACCTCATCTTAAAATTCGGTGGCTGGAAGCATTACCTTCCGTAAAATCAACTGATTGTCTTACTTTTTCCATTTCTTCTTTTTTATTTGAAATGGTGAAAGACGAAATACAGAATTCATTTGGTCTTTGTTGTTTATATATCCAACATTTACCCAAATTCATTATATTTATTGAGGAATTTGCGTCTCGTGTTCTAAATACGATTTTTTTGTTTTCGCAACTCACGCAGTTAGAACACACTAAAAGACGAAACTCCTCTTTATTTTCCTTGTTTTTGTAATGTTTCAAATCCTGAAAACAATCACAGCATTTTTTACTTGTATTACATTCGTTTATCGTGATTGTATCATATCTTTTATGTATCAATTTTCTTAATCCTTTATTCATAGTAGGCATAAAATGCTTCATTTGTGAAGACCTACTCCAATTTCCATAACAAATCAAAATATTTTCACCAAATGTTTTTTCTATGTTATTCAAAAAAATATCTATTGATTTATTACCATAACAGTATTGTCTAAACTTCATTTTTCTCCACACTTCCTTTTTGTAAAATTCTATTGTTTGTTTATTTAACCTATCTTTTTCAACTAAATAAGATTTGAAACTATTGTAATTTACTGATTTGCTGTTTTGTAAAGACAATACATTTTCATACTCATTTATCTTGTTTTGATATTTTTCTCGTTGTAAAATTTGTTGATTGCGTTTCGCCATACTTTCCTTTTTTCTTTGTGGCGCGGTATATTGTAATTTATTACCTTGTCCGTCCATCATATAAACCAAACTTCTTTTCCCAGGGTCTAAACCAATTATATTTCTTGATTTCAAATTTTCTAATTGTTGGTTATCCAGTTCTTCAATGCTAATATAATCATAATCTAAACTATTGATTTGTTTGTTTTTATTTTCTTCTCCTTTACAATCTTTCCTTATAAACAATAAAGAACAACTAATACCATCTGTAGTTATTTCATTATGAAAAGTATAATATTTATTTTTGAATAATCGGTGTTTCATATTCAACAAACTACTCCATAATACATTTTGATAATTAGTAATCTTTTTCAAAACATTGCATTTCTTTTCACTTTCAGGGCAAAATAATTCAGCAATACAACTACTATCAAATTTCACATTTTTTGGTATAATATTATTTCGTAATGGTAAAGGTTGGAACAACTTATTTTCTTGTATTTCCAATATTGAATTCATATATAACATTCCTTTCAAATATTCAAATTGTCTTACTTTTACATCATAATAAACTGATTTATTGATATTTGTTGGTAAAATATCTTGTAAATGAGTTTGTTTCAATACATTAAATTTTTCATTTGTTTCTTGTAACATAAGCAATTTATGCTTAAATTCAAACAATTCTTTTTTGTCTTCAGTAATTTCATTTGTAGTTTTATTGATAAAACGAAGAAAATGTTGAATAAAATGTTCTTGTATATTTGTAGAAATACAAACTTGAATTTGTTCTGCTATAATATTTATTAAATGTGATTTATTTACTAAATTGGTTTTAGTATGATTTAGTAAAGGCTGGTATTCTTTTGTATAAAATTGTTGTAAAGTATCTAAAAGTTGTGTATCTTTGGATTTTCTTCCACTATTAGATTTCGTTCCTAATGTTTTGATACAATATTTTACAAAAGTGAATTTATCATCAAAAACAGGAAGTTCTAAATGGTTATGAAAACAATACAAAATATATAACCTAATAAATTGATAAGTATGAATAACCAAATCATTTATTTCAAAAACCAAATTAGTAATAAGCGGTTGAACTTCACTATGTTTCAATAAAACAGAATTGAGTGTTGTTTTTATAGTTTTGAATTTAGATTTCTCTAAATTTCTAAAAGTTTTGAATGTTTCTTTCTTTTTCTTCTTCGCCATTCCATATATTTACAAAAGATATTATTTTTAAATATTTTACCGCAATTATTTAATTATTCCTAAATATAACATATTTAATAGTTTTTTTTGGAATATTGTTTATTTTTATTGTATAATCATTTCCAATAAAATTGTAATTTTGTTTCCTTAAAATACTTCTAATGATATTCAAATAAGGACGCTTACATTCAAAATTTGGTTTAAATGATGATATGGTAGAACAAGCAAAATATTTTTGTATTTCTTCTTTTAATTCAAGTATTTTATTTTGTTTTTCTATATTATCATCTAATTCATATAATAAAAAAGTGTTATCTTCTTTTAATTCTAATATGGTAATAATTTTATTACAAATGTCCTCTCTTTCATTTTGATATTTTTCACTTAATTTAATCCTCATTATATTAAATTAAGCATTTATTTTTAATACATTTTTGTCTCATTTTTCTTTTTGGTCGGTGTAATTCGAAAGGTAGATGATGTTGATCGTTATGATAAAAATAAAAAAATTATTAATACGGAAAAAGACGAAGATACATCATGTATTTATGTTTGTTCAAATGGTCACAAATTAAATAATTTTTGAATATCAAATATTCAATATAAATTATATAAAATATTTCATATAATTATTAAAAATAATATATTTTTGCGTTAAAAACATAAAAATATAAATATATATAACAATTAAGGAATGGATGAACACCCAAATACAGAAAATATTAGTTTATCGGTCGCAGAAAATGACCACGATAATGATAACGATATTAGTACATCTTCCAACAATTCATCAGACGATAGTCAAATACCTAAAGTAAATGATGTAGACGGGTATACACAACCCATAATTACATCAGACAAAAGTCAACAAAATAAAATATTATTGGCGTCATTATTATATCATATAAATCAAAGAAAAGCAAAGCAACAAATAAATAATGAAAAAAAACATATGATAACCAAAAACAAATATACAAATGAAGAACTTGTATCAATCATTGAACAAAATACTGATAATACAGAATTAGTATTAATTAATTTTGAAGATGATACATTCAGACCTGTAATTAAAATTAATGAAAAATATATAAATATAATTAAAAAATGGTATGAAACGTGTAATCAACTTATTGATATTGAAGACACAGATATTATAATTCCAAAAGAAATAAATATCAATGACATTTCAATGATTTTATTTAAAAATATGAATTGTAAACATAAAGATGTGTTTATAAATGAATACATACCCAAAATATTAAATTACATTGTTCTTCAAAATAAAATATTTAATATTGAAAGTGAAATGTGTATAAGTGTTCTTACAACAACATCAAAAGTATCTATAAAAAAAACTCAAACACTTGATGAACTGGGAATAACGATACCTGACAATATTAATTATACAGAAGAATATTTTTATAAAAAGGATAAAAAAATATCAAACTATCAAGTTAAAAAAGAACCAAAAAGTAAACCTAAATTAGATAATATAGGTGAAATTTCTTTTAATAAAAAAAATGATTTACATAGTAAAATGCTTCAAAAAATAGACGAAGATATTGATGGCTGCATTACTATTAGACGTGATAATTTAGATTTATTAGATATATCAAAAATAATGTCTGGAAATTCTATACATAAAGTACAACCGCGAGTACAAGTACAACCAGATAAATATAGTATAATTCAATATTTAAATGATGATGGATTAACAGCATATAATAATGACGTATATGGCGGAGGTAATTATTTTTCTTTAGAAGAAGAAAAGGCAGAAAAATACGAAAATGAATATAAAGAAGATTTGACAAAATTCAAATTAATTATTGTCTTGATAAACGTAATTAATCCTTTATTTTTTCAAACGGTAACAATAGTAGATCCAGATTTAGATACACTAACAAGTGTTTTTGAATATACTGAATACGGGTTTATTGAATTATTTACTATTAAAACAGACAATGATGAAATAGAATTATTTATCAATAAACAATACAATGGAAATATATACAATAATTCAACAGAAATAAATGAGTCATTAGTATCAACATCTCAATATATAGAATTCAGTAATAACAAACTAAATAATAACAAACAATTATTGGAAGAAGAAAAAAGTGTAAAACATTATTTAAATACATATTATAATATTACAAATGATATTGAACATAAAATAAAGGCAAAAGTATTGTATGATACTTTAATAAAAGAAAAATTATGTGTGATTGATAAAACAAAATTAGCCGGGTTTAAAAATAGATTATCAAATTACTTAAAAGAATTAAATTTACAAAAAAAACGTTACAGTGATGGTTATTATTATTATGGTATTGTAAAAAAGGAACCAGAAAATAATATACAAGAAAATAATAAAGAATTAAGAAATATAACAGATATAATGGAAGAAAGAAATAATTTATATAGAGAAATGACAACAAATTCTAATGATTTTTATAGACTAAAATAATTAATAATTTAGTCGTGTAGTGATTCGAAACCCATCGCAAACAAATATTTATAATTATCTTCTTTTTCTTTTTGTTTTTCTTTTTGTTTTTCTTTTTGTTTTTCTTTTTGTAAATATTTATCAATTTTCCAACTTCTACCTAACTGCGCTTCAATATCCGGATAATATACGGGATGTTGTATATGTATTATATCATTATAAATACTTGACGAGATACCACAATTGTCTTTATTTGCGTAATCAATTTTAAGCGTTGTTTCTTTGAAATTATTTATATTCCAACGCCCAAGAAGAGGTTTACTATGTTGAAAATATAAGTGTTTAAAAGTGTTAATAATAGGCATTATTGTAGTAATATAAAGGTCTTTATATGGTATTATTTATTTCAATTTTTTAAATAATATATTATTCGAAAAACAACTTAAAGAACCCAAATATATATTATTCGAAAACAACTTAAAGAACCGAAATATATATTATTCGAAAACAACTTAAAGAACCAAAAATATATTATTAGAAAACAACTTAAAGAACCAAAAATATATTATTCAAAAACAACTTAAAGAACCGAAATATATATTATTCGAAAACAACTTAAAGAACCGAAATATATATTATTCGAAAACAACTTAAAGAACCGAAATATATATTATTCAAAAACAACTTAAAGAACCCAAATATATATTATTCGAAAACAATTTAAAGAACCCAAATATATATTATTCGAAAACAACTTAAAGAACCGAAATATATATTATTCGAAAACAATTTAAAGAACCCAAATATATAATTTCGTAAAACAACATAAAGAAAAATATAATTTAATTATATGGATAACCAATATCAAGAAAAAATCAATGAATATACACATAATATGTTTAATATTATGTTTGTTTTTGAAGTTACGAAATGTTGCGGTTATAGCACATTTATTACAATTTATAAAAATCAATCATTAATTGATTTATATTCAATAATTATAAATCATTTTGGAAACATTGAAATTAAAGAGTTATATTTTGTTTCTACAGAACAACAACGTATTAATATTCCTCTTTCAAGACAATCAGTTTCTGATTTTGTTAGTTTATATGTATTATGCAACCCTATTAGATTAGTTCCTATTTATCCATTACCTAAACCTACTATATATAGACTATTCTTAAATGACGGACATTGTACTCAACCACATACACCAAATTATACAAGTTAACGAATTAAATAAGTTAACGAATTAAATAAGTTTATATTACAATATAATATTCAATTATTATAATATATGTATCAAAGAGATTTTAATTGTCCAAAGGCAGGTATAAAAATTCGTCAATCTGATAATGATTATAATAAAGATCCCTTTATTACTCAATCCAAACTAACAAAACCGGTAAGTTTTCAAAATACTTCACTCAATACATTAGATCTTAATTTAGATAATTATTCATTGGATGATCTATATCATCTTTTTAATATCAATGAAAATATTTTAAACGATGAAACAATGAAATTAGCCAAACAAATTGTTCTTAAAATGCATCCAGATAAATCACAACTTGACTCAAAATATTTTTTATTTTTTTCAAAAGCGTATAAACGACTTTACGGTATTTATGAGTTTCAAAATAAATCTTCTAACAAAAAAAATGACAAAGAAGATTACTTTAATGAAAGTAACAAAACAATACTTGACAATATGTTTGATAAAAATAAAGGGTTCAAAGACTCCAAAAATTTTAATTCTTGGTTTAACGAAGCATTCGAAAAAGGTCGTTTAGAAAATCCTACGGAACAAGGTTATGGAGACTGGCTTAAATCAGATGAAGGATTTATATCTGTCAATGAAAATGTTACCAAGGGAAATATGAATGATGTATTTGAACAAAAGAAAAAACAAATACAAACACTTACATTATATACAGGGGTAACTGATATGATTTCTTCTAGTTTTGGTGGATCATTACTCGACGGAGATAATGATTTTTCCAGCAATAATTATACTGATCTTAAACAAGCTTACACTGAAACACTTATTCCGGTTACACAAGAAGATTATAATAAAATGCAAAAATTTAATAATGTGAGTGAATATAAAGCACATCGTGAAAAGATTGATGTTACTCCTCTATCAAAAGAAGAAGCCGAACGTAAATTACACCAACAACAACAAGAACACGACAAACATTCGGCTGCTCTAGCATTTAAATATGCAAAAGAATCAGAAAAAGCCAAAGAAAAACAAAATGGTTTTTGGTCAGACCTCAAACAAATTATGTGGTAATCAAATATAATATTGATAATAGAAATAATATAAATACATTTTGTTAGTTTATTTATGTCGCAAACTATTATTGATAATATTAATAATTATACAATGGAAATAGTTAATAATTCACTTATACTAACACCAAAAGGAAATATTGCTTCTCATATCATTAAAATTGGTAGAACCATTCAATGTAATGATAATAAATATATTGTAAAAAATATTAGTCATTGTTCAATAAAAAGCAAACCATTGTGTGTTGATTGTTATAATAAAGATGATGTTAAATTATTTAAAACTTTTTATATACCTAGAAATAGAATAATGGATGTTGAATTAAATAATGATGAAATTATTATAATTTATAATGAAGAAAATTAAAAAATTGTATTTAAAGACTTTATTATAAGTATAAATATGTCACAAATTATTATCAACAATATTGATAATTTTAATAATATTAATAATTTTGATAATTTTACTTTTGAAATAGTCAATGATTCACTTATGCTATCACCAAAAGATAAAAATTTCACTTTCAAAATAGTTAATAATTCACTTATACTAACACCAAAAGTAAATTTATCTTCTCATATCGAAGTTGGCAAAACAATTATTTACAATAATAATAAATATATTATAAAATATTTTATGGGAACTTACTTATCAAACAATAAACCATTACGAATTGTTTCTTACAATGAAACAAATGTTAATTCATTTGAAATATTTAATATCAATACAAATACAATAATTGATATTGATGGTGACGGTAATATCATAATTCATAAAAAATAATTAAATATTATTAAAATGCTGTTTTACCAAGTTCATTATAAGTTTGTTCAACATATTTGTGTAAATGTTTTGGAGCAAATACAATTTTATCGGTTCTCATCCAATGTGAAATTTTTGTATTAACATTTGGTGGAGTTAATAAATTTAATAATAATTTGTTATATCCGCTATCCGTTTCATCCTTTTTCAAATAACGAAAGAAAGATTTTTCATTCAGATTTACAATGAAAACTTCTTCATTGACACTTCTATTTTGTAATTCTTTAATATGTTCAACTCTTTTTGGAAAACTTTGTTGAATTGCATCAAATGTTTCTTGAGATATTATACTTTTTGGAAAATATAACAATAATACTTCAATATGTTCTACCTCTGGAATTTTTCCGTTTTCATCTGAACCGTATATATTAATAACTTCGCTTGCTTCTTCATTTGAATATTCATATTTTTCGATTAAATCTACTAAACCTCTGACATCACCGTGTTCAGAATAATAATTATATAAAGATGGTTTGTTGAACGACATTTCTGATTATATTACTTATATATAACTAATATTTAATATAAAAAATAATTCAATTTTTTTTATTAAAATAAAATTACTTACAAAAACTTATTTAATTATAAGATATAGTCCGCTGGATATTAGATCTCCGTGTCGAGTAATTGTTGATAACATTGGACTATATCCTTTTTTATATCTTATTATAGGTTTATTTGTTGTATTAAATCTTAATTGAAAATTTTTAATATGAATGAATAATATATATTTTTTATATTGAGTATTATATTCTTTTGGAACTTTATACCCTTGTAAATTAAAGTCTGTTAACATAAATTGTTCTAAATCAAAATTATTAATTTGTTGTTGTAATCTTTTATTAAGTATATTATAAGTATAAGGATAAATATGTTCGCGTAAAATTTCATCTGGCAATGAAAAAAACATTAATATACAATATATATGTAATAATCTCTAATATTTATTAATATTATTTATTACAATGATTTCAATATATAAGAACGATACAAATCACATTTTGGTTTTATAATTGTGTTCCATAATTCAGAATCTAAATTTTTTATATTATTTATTTCATTAACACGCACATTTATACTTGAGTCATAAAACCATATATATGACCGAATATCATCACTCGATAATTTTAAATCGGGATTTATTTTTGATAAAACATTATCAAGCATTTTTGGAAAACAATGAAAATCAATTGCACAATTTAAATATATCATTGGCGTTTCACTTATTTGATATTCTTCAATGATAATTTCATCATCACATACATTTATAGAACCATTTAATAAACCTTGTATTATATTTTTCATAAAATATATTTCAGAAACAAAACCACCATATAAAATTCGTACATATAAAGAAGTACAATATACATTATGAATGATTTCATTTAATATATACTTTTGAGATGGTATTGATGTTTGTGTTATATTATCATGAACTGTATTAATATTACATAATAATTTTATATAAGAATATATAAAATTTACATCATCTTCAAATAACTCATAACCACTTGATAACGCGACATAATACCACACAATTATCGGATAATATTTATTTATATATACATCTTCAAACGATATTATTGTTAGACGACGAAGTAATGTAATTGCTTGACCGTTGAAAATCAATGTCATAGCAGATTGTAACGCAATATCAACTAATTTACGACGAATTGCCTTTTGTAAATTTGATTTTATTAAAGATGCGTTTCTCGTATTCACAATTATATTTGTTAGTTTATCGCTTGTAACCTCTCTTATTTCACCTATAACTATTTTTTGTTTGGTTGTAACAACATGTTTACAAGAAACTATTTTAGGATCTTCTTCAGTAATATAAACTAACAAATTTGCCCTATCATATATATAATACCATTTAGGTAATTCAATTTGTCGAAATGTAATACTTATTCTTGGTTGATTAAATGCTTTAATAGATTTAATACAATGTTCATATTTATCTTGACATCCAATTTTCATAATAAATAAATCACCATCGAATAAATCAAATGTAATAATTTCTTTTGTTAGTTTGTCTCTTAAACAAAAACGACGAACACCACCAACACTTATTGAATATATATTGCTTTCCAATGCTTCACTATCAGAATGCCAGTTAATTGTTGCGGTTTCATCATTGTAATAATGAACAAGACCATAATCTATTGAATATTGATGTTCGTGTTTTTTTAAAATATTATTACGAATACTTGATATTGTACTTGTCCATTCAATCAACGGTAAATCATATATTTTAAATGTATCCATGTATTCTTTACTTAAACAAACACAACTTTGCCGTGATGAATTTTTTACGATTATATTTTTTACTTCATTATATATTTGTTTATAACAATTTCGTTCAACAAAAGCGCGATGAAGTTCATAATATTCATTGATAATGGGTTTTGGAGTTTCCATTTTCGACTTAAAGAAATCAGTAATCATTTTATTTTAATACATAATAATATATAAAATAATAAAAAATAAATCAATTTTTTATAAACTTTGTTATACTTTTTTTAAAAGTATATTATATAATGTGCGTTATTTTATATACAGAAATTGACGGTAAAAAAATATTAGCCAAAAATAGGGATAGACCGTATAAACCAGATATGGAAATTATACATGAAATTGTAAATGGTATAGAATTGGCATATATCAGAGATAAAATATCAGGATGGATTGAAGGAATGAATGATCAACATATAGGTATAGTTAATTCAACATTGGATAGAAGAAGTGAAAAACATTTAATAAATAAGAAAAAAAAATATTCACCATCAAATAAAAAAAATGTTATTTATACAGCATTAACTACAAAAAATATAAACAATAAAAATTTTTATGATATAATAAAAAAAACCGATAAAAATTATGTGTTAGAAGGAAATACATTGTTATCATATAAAGATGACGTTTTTCATATAGAAAATACAAAAGATAATATTTTTACTACTAAAAAAATAAATAAAACAGCAGTACTAACAAATCATGGAACTATTATTAAAAATAGAGGTTATACAAAATGTAAAAAAGGTTTATCGTCATTTTTAAGAAGAAAAATTATACAAAGTGAATTAAAAAATAACAATATTTCAACTATTGAAGATTTAGTAAACATAATGAATAGAAATTATACAAATATTGATCCAAGATTTCATCCTTATAGAGATAAATCTACAACATTGAAAAGATTAAAAAATATAGATGATAAACAAATATTTATCAATACAACTGGACAAATAATATTAAATATGACAGATAACCAATTTATATATTATACTGATACAAACAATACTAAAAATATAAAATATATCAATAAATTGCCACCTAATTATATACCAAAAATACAAATAATAATAAAAGAAAGTGAAAAAAAATTAAAACCTAGAAAAATATTTACAAAAAAAAAATTACAAAAAATATATAAACGGTTTGATTGTAAAACAAAAAAAAATAAAAAGATTTTCAAAAGCAAATAAATTAAAAGTATATTTGTTATACTTTTTTTTAAAAGTATATATTATATGTTAGTTGCTAATTATATTATACTGGTTATTATAATCATATCATTAGGAATAATTTATCAAAAATATCTTGAAAAACAATCTCGAATGGTTTCTTTTGATGATTATGGTGAAATAAAAAAATATTTGCTCAAAGATAAAACTTTAGATAAGAGTAAAAAACCAATATTATGGATCCATATTCCCCACGAATATAATTCTCGTCATTGGTTAAGTTTTGGTTCCAGAAGTACCGACGAATTAAACCAACCCTATCTATATCTAACAGTCAAAACAATAATTAAAAATTGCGATGAATCATTTAAAATTGTAATGGTTGATGATGGTTCATTTGAAAAATTAATACCAAATTGGAATATTAACATGACACTTTTGGGAGACCCAATAAAATGCTATATAAGACAATTAGCAATGGCAAAACTAATATATAATTATGGTGGAGTGAATGTTCCAATATCATTTTTATGTTTTAAAGATCTAATAGGATTATATAATAGAGGTACAAATGACGATACAATGTTTGTATGTGAAAATTATGATTTTAATATAACATCAACTAACAAACTATTTTTTCCAAATGCTGGATTTATGGGTGCTAAAAAAGAAAATAAAACAGTTAAACAATTTATTGATTTTATGGAGCAGACAATTTCGGACGATTATACTGCTCAAACTAAATTTATAGGAGAGTTTGATAGTTGGTGTAATAATAAAATAGTGAAAGGAAAAATGCGTTTAATTCCTGGAACTGATATTGGTACAAAAACTATTGATGATGAACCTGTTACGGTTGAAACCTTATTAGGTGATGATTATATTCACTTTTACGGAAAAATGTATGGTATTTGGATACCCGATAAAATGATATTGAAGCGCAGACATTATGAATGGTTTGCTCGTATGAACCCTGAGCAAATATTTGAAAGTCAATTTATCTTGGCAAAATATTTTGTATTATCATTGGCGCCTGATTCGCATATGGGAGTGATTGAACCGATGGAAAATGCTGACCCTAAATGGATTGACTTTTGGCAGGTACCTCTCGCCAACAAAACCCTTAATATTTTTGGTGTAAAACCCCAATTTTTAGGAAATAACATACCTCGCGCCAAAAATGCTGGGAATTTACCTTAAACATAATATATATTAAAATAATATAAACATATTTAATATTTTAATATATGATGTTTGAAATTGACTTTGAAACATGTTATGAAACATTACCTTGTCGCCATGATGTTACAGTTATAAATACAAATGGTGAAAAACATATAAAATCAATGAGTGCTCCAGATATTGTAGATTTAATTATAGAACATAAAATTCCAATAAAAGTAAGAGAATTATCACATTTTAAATATTGTTTTTGTGAAACAGAGCATTATGATTATTTAAATAAAATTATTGATGAAAATAAAAATAAGTTAAAATATTTATCATTGGAAACAAATGGATCGAAAATATATACAACAATGCATGTAAAACCATTAATTACACATACTGCTAGAATATTTAGAAGAACCACAGTTGATTTACAACATATTATAAAAATTGACAAAATAAATAACCATCATTTTATGATCAATTATGATGTGGTACAAGAAAAAATAAATGTTGATTATTACTTTTGTTTAGACATCTTTTGTATCAAAGATGATAATAAAATGTATCCAAATAAATTAACTATAAAATATCAAGGTATTGAATTAAACTATTATGGTAAATGTATGAAGTCTTATCTATCACATTTTAAAGAAATGTTTTCATTTCCTTTATATTTAAATGATGATATTGAAATTACAACGGATGAAGAAGTTGACACAATGTATTGTAAATTAATGCCATATAATAACAAAAGTTCAGAACATCAATTTAAAGATTATTGGGAAAATAGAGAAATTCCTGTATTTTTTCATGAAGAAATACACGATTTATCAACCGAAAATAGTTATTACAAAAATTTATACATATCACATGATGATTTTAGTAATTTGGAATCAATTAGTTTGTTTAATGATGATCGTATTTTTCTTGATAATGTAAATATATCATTATTAAAAATAGAACACAATTTATTATGTATTCCTTTAGGATTTGGAGAACATTGTGGTCGTTATTTTTCAAATACTGAAAATAACAAAATTATATATCATTTAAAAGATAATACCAAAGCAGAAGAAAAATATACAATATACGGTGAAAAATTTGGAAAAATATCCGGTAATTAAATAATTATATTGTTTGTTTTAAACATTCTATAAAATGTTCATTGTATTTTTGTTTATCACATTTAATAATATCAAATATCAACGGTTCACAATTATGTTTTATATCATGTAAATATAATTGCGAACCATTCTTATAAGAATGAAACTTCATCTCATAATTATATATTTCTATAAGTTGATTATTATTATAGTCATGATCTGCTTCATTGAACGCATCTATAATATTTAATACATCAACAATATCTTTATGTATTACAATAAAACCATAATCAATTCGTGATGTCATACAACCTTGTTGCTTTACATGTGTAAAATCAAGTGCGATTATTATATTATCATCGCTTAAATACATTACTGCTTCAATAAAATAACGCCTCAAATTATAACCACAAAATATTCTACATCTTTTCATTTTTATAATATAAATTGGTAATATTTATATTGTTTATTTAAATTTATATCAATCAATAAAGATTTAAATAAATATTGATTAATATAATTATGTATCCTTATAAAATAAATTGGACAACTGAAAATTTAAAAGAAATACATGAAGACAATTCTTACGGATGTGCAAATGATTTATTAGAAATTAAAAATATATTATACAAATATATTAATGAATATATCAATGAGTGTAAAAATGAAATTGAAAATGAAATAAAAGATAATGGTGTAATCACACTTGAACGATTTTATGAAATGGTAAATTCAAAACCATATTATGATAATATATTTATAAGTATAAAATATTTTGACTTTACATTAAAAACTTGGAAAGAATATGATGTAAATGAAATAGAGTTAAATGATTATTTTATGTCTCATTTAAATTAATTTTTTATAAATAAAAAATTGAAATACTTTTTGTAATATAATATATGTAATATTACAAAATGAACACTACAACAAACACAATTGATGATAAAAATATTACGAAATATATCAAAGAACAACAAATATACAAATTATATAAAAATCCAAAAAAAATATATTTAACTCCACAACCACAACTAACAACCCCAAATAAATATAAAAATTGGATAAATAATAATAATTATATTCCTATTGGTTTATTAAAAAGTTTATGTGGCAATGATTTAGTATATGCGAGAGAATTAAAACCAAATTGGTTTAAACCAATAAACCCAAAAGTGATTAAAAATACAAATATAATTGTAAACTTTATAGGGAAATAACTAATATTTATTGATAACAACTTCTTTTGCGATGTTACTTATTATTTTGTTTATATTTTTTTTACTTTCTTCTTCTGTTAGTCCATTCATCGAATTACTAACAATCTTTAAATAAAAGTCATTCTTTTTAGAGTCAGATTTGGTACAATCGGGATATTTGTCTGCCCAATGTTTTATTTGTCTTATATTTTGATTAGCCACATTTTTAATTGCCTTTGTTAGTATTGGTTTATCATCGCCTTCCTTTGTCCATTCATTATTATCATCTTTAATATATATTGTTTCTCTTTTTTGATCACTACAATGTATTGATCTCAAATGATGTTCAATGTTATTAAGTTTTTTTATAAATATATTTGAAATGCCTTCAATATAACCTTTTCTTCCGGTGTTTTCAAGATCTTCAAGATTGAAATTAATTGAGTTCACAAATTCGGTGATATTCATTGCATCCTTACATGTTTCATTTAAATACACATTTAAATTAAATGTTTTGTTGTTAGTTGTATTGTTAGTTATGTTGTTTGTATTAGTATTATTGCTATTTGTATTGTGTGTTCCGTTTTTTATTACATCCATCATCATCTTCTGTACTTCGGTGTTATTTTTTATAAGATCAATCATAAACTCTTTATCTGTTAGGTGTATATTTTCATCATCGTCATCATCTTTTTGTGTGATACATTTTTTTCGATGGCGCCACAATCCCGAATAATCTTTATAATTTTTACCGCATTTACAATCATATATTTTATTAGTTGCTACTTTTGCTACTTTTGCTACATTTTTATTGCTAATCATTGATTTTTTGTGTTTCCATGTCAATAAGTGTTTGTCATAATTGTATTTTTTACATGTGATATAGTCACAATCTAAACATTCATAAATTTTGTTGCTACTTTTTGCTACTTTTTCATTGCTAAACATTGCTATATATTGACAACATACTTTTTATTTAAGTTATTTTCATAAAATATAAAAAAATGTATCGTCACAAAAAAAACAAAGAAAAATCAAAAATGAGAGCATTATGGTCACAAACGTCATTTGGTCGAGTATTTTCGAAAGACTCCCCGAGGTTTTCAATTTTGGACATTTATAAATGTCCATTTTCAAAAACCCAATTTACTTTTTGGAATTTTTTTGTTATTGAAAGTTACTCCCAAATTTGTTAGTATATTTTATTATTGTATATGCTAACAAATAAATAATTTTGTATTAAATACATATTTTTCAGTCACAATTACATATTATGATCAATGATTGTTGAATATGTGCCTTTAAAATAATTGGAGGTTTCATCTTGATATATTGTTACAATTACTGTTGCTTTCTTTAAAAATGTCAGTGTATTATTTGTATTAATTTTTACAGCAGTATTATCTGAAAATGTATATGAATAAATACCATCACTTGTTGATTGAAATCTTATTTGATATTCATTATTTTCATTTGAAACATTGATATTTATTAATTTTGGATTTATTTTAAATACGGTCAATACACAATTTATTGTTTTTTCAGCATATTCAGCACTCTCTAATTGTATAGCAGTTATTATTGTTGATCCACCACTAATAATTTTTACAATATTATTTGTAATAATTGCAACTAAAGGATTTGAACTTACATATCTATAACTACCTTCTCTGTTGCTTGTTGGGTCTAATAATGCAAAATCATTATTACCAAATGTTTTTTCCAAATTACTAAAATTACTTAATATGGTTGGTCTTTTTAAAATTGTTATTACACAAGTTATTGATGTGGATTCATAATTATTTGTTGCTTCTTGTATTGCTAAAATAGTTGTATTACCTCCATCATTTATAGTTATAAAATTTCCACTAACAGATGCGACATTAGGATTTGAACTAATATAACTAAAAGCGCCAGAACTTGTAGATGATGGATAATCTAATATGAAATCGTCGTCGTATATCATTTTTGTTTGACTGTTGAAATTACTCAGTACTGGTACTGCTTTATTTACTGTTAAAGAACAAGAAATAGATGCTTCGAGATAATTATTAGTTGATGCTTGAAAAGCAGTAATAACAATAGGTTCTGTTTTTGCTCCAACAATAGTTACAGTACTTCCAGAAACAGTTGCAACCGAAGGATCAGAACTGGTGTAACTGAATAATCCATTACTATTGCTTGAAGGAGCAAGTAAATCAAATAAAGGATCTCCAAATGTTTTATTTACATTATTAAAATTACTTAATGTAGTAACTGCTTTATTTACTGTTAAAGAACAAGAAATAGATGCTTCGAGATAATTATTAGTTGATGCTTGAAAAGCAGTAATAACAATAGGTTCTGTTTTTGCTCCAACAATAGTTACAGTACTTCCAGAAA